CAGCCGTCCAATTTCCGCAACACTCATTACGTTGGCGGTGTTGGCGCTTCTGTCGCCTTACGTGCTGCGTGCCATACGTCGCCCCAAGCCGGTCACCTAGCTCTCGGTTCGCGGGACTGACAAGCCGTTATTTCGGTCACCAGCTATTCGTGGCGAATGGCAGGGTAGGGGCCGCACTCTCCCGAAAGCAGTCGATCACCACTGTCTTGGCCAAAGCTAGTGGCGATTCAGCATTTGAGAAACTGGCGATCCCGGAGGGACTCGCATGTGCCCAAACGGACTTTGATTTTATTGGTCTTTTTCAGAAATTCCCGCACTCTGTTTTGAGGTGCGGGGAGTGTTTGCCTTCTCCAGCCCCACAAGAAGCTTCGAAGCGGCGGCCGATCCGAGCAGCTCATTGTCCGCATAGCGGGTGTAGAGTTCGGCCTGCTCCATGGTGGTCCATCCCCACATTGCCATCAACTCCTTAGCCGTAGCCCCAGCCTGGGCGGCCAGGATTGGCCCTGTCTTCCGCAAGCCGTGAGCTCTGAATTTCACGCCGGCTTCCTCGCATCGATCTCGGAACCAATTGCCGAAACTGTTCCCACTGGCGAATGGTTCTCCCCATTCCGTTGTCAGAAACGTCTCTTTGCCAGTCGTCGTCGCTTCGATTGCTTCGACCAACGGTGGTAGCGCGGTGAACGTCGCTACGGCCTCCGAGCTATCCTCCGTCTTGCCAGGCTGGAAGGTCACCACGCCATTGACGATGTGCCTAGGCCCGAACAACACAGCGTCCGATCGGCGGAAACCAGCAAAGAGCAGAATGCGCATAGCAAGATTTGCCATCGTTCCAACAGGGTGTCGCCTCTCGTACTTCTGTACATCCTCGACGCCCCATGGCTTATGGCCGATGATCTTGATGCGGATGAACGGAACGTCCTTCGCGGGATCGGTATCAATCCAGCCGCGCATCTTGGCGTAGGCAAACACGGGCTTTACGGCCTTAAGGAAGGCATTGGCGGCGTGACCTCTGCCTGTGGTGGCCCGGCGCTCTCTGGCATCGATGATCGTCTTTTCGGTGATCCGGCGTATCTGCACATCGCCGGACTTGTCGACAATCTCCTTGAAGATGCGGTCGCGCGTGATCCGGGTTTCTTCCCCGATATCGTTCCGCCAATGCGTCGACTTCTTGTATTCAGTGATCAGCCATCGCAGCGTGCCAGCTTTGCCCTTTGTTCTGGGCTGACCGACGGGCTCCCCCCGCAGCGCCGCCTGATAGGCCTCGTCGAAATCGGGTGAGCCATAGTCCGGCAGTCGCGTCCTCGGCCCCTTGCCGACACGATAATAGAAGACCGGCGTCCCGTGGCGGTTTCGCTCACGGGTGACATTCGGGGGCAGTCTGGTGCGCATGGCGCGTCAGAGCTCGATGGGTTCGTCGTCGTTGTTGGCGTCGGACAGCTTGGTGCGAAGCGCCAGCTTGGCCGGAACTATCCGAATCGTGCCGTCCCGATCAATCTCGACCACGGCCGGATAGTTGGTTTGCTCGACGGCGCGAATGGCTCGCGCCACATCGGCCTGAGTAACAGTAGCAGGGCGCCGGCTCATGATGCATCCCGCCTGTCATCAGCGCCGGCAATGACTGCCACGATGATGCCGCCGACCGAGCCGCCAAGAAGACCACCCACGGCCAGGCCGAAAATGAACCAATTTGGCTCGCTGCCGTAGCGCATCCAGTCCGCGACCCAGAATATCGGCGGGGCGATGACGACGGCCAGGGTCAGCAAGACGGCTGCCTCTCGGATCTGATCGCGCAGGGTCATCACTCGCCCTCGCTAATGATGGCAAGTTCGGCTTCGATCCGGGCGATCCACGTCCGCGCGTCTTGCCGGGCCTGGCCGAGCATTTCGAGCGGGTCATCGCCGTGCGAGACGATCTGCGGAACCTTGTTGTCCTTGGCGAGGATCGGGAAGTTCCACATGAGCATGTATCTGTCCGAGCGCCAGCGAGGCGGGCTGATTCGGCAGTTGCCCTTCACGGCTTCGCAGTACCAACCGAGATTTTCCCAAACGCGAGGCATCCACCCGGCGCCGAGGGTCGCGCAAAGCGCGGCGGCTTGCTCTTGCGCCCTGTCGTGAGCGGCCTTCGTGCAGCACCCACCGCAGCGCGGCGAGCAGTAGATTTCGCCGTTGAGGACAGGTGTCCATCCCAAATCGTTCATGACCGGCCCTCCGCCTTGGCGATGGCGGCGTCAATATGGGCATTGATTTCCACCGTAGCGCCGCAGGCATAGTTCGCGCGTACCCAACGCAGCGCTTCCAGCAGATCAGGAGTGGCGGCTATCAGGTGGGCGTTGGCCTCGGCTTCTGCCGAGGTCTTGCCGAAGGCGTGAGCCACCATCTGTCCATCACCTCCGCCAACCACCTGGGCCTTGAACCCGTGGATGCTGTGCGGCACCACGTTGATGGTCAGGCTGTTGATGCGAGCTTCTTTCCAAGGACCCGGCGTATGCTTGCTCTCGCTCATACCGCAACCTCCATCGCAGGAATCCCATCTTCCTGCTCTGCATCGAGAGAGATACTGGCGCACACTGCCGCGCAGACCAGATCGGCAACCGTGTTGAGGGTGACTGGCGTATCGCCTATGCGGCCCTCGTTGTGTTCGGCCTGCATGGCGGAGAGGGTGGCGTCGAGCTTCGTAAGCTCGGCGGCACGAACTGCGTCCAAGAGATTGACGGGCGCGCACTCGTCGGGCTCTAGGCGGTCGATTTCTGCCTCGCTCAAGCCCCAGGTTTCGCGCATGAACTTGCGGCGCAACAGAACCTCGGCGTACCGCTGCTCATCCGTCAGCGGGCTTGGCCGGGCAAAGGTTTGCGGGTCAGGGAATTCATCGCCCAGCATGTCAATCGAGCCGGATGAGGCGATCGGGTATAGGGTCATGATTGGTCTCCCCTGGGTCTTGCCCTATCGGGGAGATCGGCTGCCAGTGCGGCTTCTTCGTCCCCGGTGATGGGGAGGAATATGCATTAATGCACAAACAAGGTCAACTGTGATTGTGCATTAATGCATATTGGCGCTTGGACGAATCCGACTCGACTCTCGCCCACATCTGCTTCTTAATGAGAACGAAACAAGAACAAAGGAGCTGCTGATGGTCACCTATTTTGTGGTGTTGGGGTTTCAGATGGGGAAGGGGGGTGTGCTCATCGCCGACGATCCGCGTGAAATACACGGTGGACATGAGAGGTGTGTCGCTGCGGCAAGGCGGCTTGCTGAGAGCCGAGCAGGGGTCATTGCCTTTTCGAGGACGGGTGACCCCAAGATGGGCGATTGGGATGACGCCGTGATCCTTTGGCGAACCGGAGTGGTGCCAGAGGAAGCATTTGCTATGGCGGGGTAGCTCTAGAGGCTATCGACGGTCGTACTTCCCAACTATGCGATGGCAAGTCTGCCAGACCTGTCGGCTTTCTTTCCATTCCTTGACCGGGTTCCACTGCTTCAGTGTCCAATCCCTGTCATTGAAGGCTAGCAGTTCTTTGACGATCGCCTCTTCTTCGCCGCCATGTGGCGGCCGATGATAGAAGACGTGGTTATGGCCTCTTGCCGGCTTTAGGTGCGGGTGGACGAGTGCCGTATCTCCTGGGTGATAGGCAGGGATCATACTAGTCCCTTCTATCAGCAGGCCGTATCCACCCCTTACGCCCTGTAGGACGGTGGGCATCTTTACACGCTCGATCTCATCGAACGTTACGATGATGTGGCCGTCTCCGCCGCGAGCGGCCGCATAAACGGGCAACATCTCTCCCGATTGAGAAACGAGTTCGCGGCCAGGGATAATGCGCGCTGGCGCGCCAGCCTGCAGCTCTTCACCGCCGTTGTTGGCATCTGAGTTCTGAAGCCTAATGCCTGCCAGGAACTCCGCATAGGTGATCTCAGCGACAGCTTCGATGCTCTGAATCGTGCGGCTGGAAATTGCAAACTTGTAGTCGGGGTCATTGAGCGGCCGAGTCAGCGTCGTGGACGACAGGCCGGCCAGTTCGGCCAGACCGCTCGGTGATAGCTTCTTGGCCGCCATGATATAGCGCACGTAGGCCAGTTGGTTTTGGTTCACTTCCGCCATGGCCGCGACCCTAGCGGACCGATGCAAAAATGCACCGTGCATTAATGCTTGACAGTTGTGCATTAATGCATAATGTTGCCGGCATGAGCACGCAGACCGAAATCGCTGAGCTTGAGGAACGCGCAAAAACCAGCGGCGTAAATATCGCCGACGTTTTGCGCCGCGCCAAAATCGATCGCTCCATGTGGACCAGGTGGAAGAACGGAAAGACCGTGCCCCGGCTGGACAATTGGCGCGCCGTTGAAGCTGCGCTCAATGACCTGTGCAGTGGGGTGGCAGCATGATCGCCCCTGCAAAACAAAAAGGGCGGCCTCTTTTGACCGCCCTCCCATTCCAGCACGACCATTCGTCAAGGCGCGGTTGCGCCAGGGTTTGCGCTTTTCGCGCCGGGCAGAGTGCGCGGGTCATCCGCCGCGCCTTGGCCAATCGTCATGCCTTTCAGTTCCTGGCTGTTCCTCCGGCCAGTCAACTTGGCCGCACGCTTTACCGCGGCCCTTTTCTTTCCGTGAGCAATCGCCTGTCCGCCAAGATCGTCGATCGCTCCCATTCCGCCGGTGCCTTTCCTCAAGTGCGTGTCGCTGCTGATCAGCAACATGTCCGAGGAGCGTCAGCACCATGTCCCCAAATTTCGAGCATCCGGAGCACCGCGCCATGAGTGCCGCCGCTGCCACCGAACTCGTTCGGAAAATGATCCACACCGAAAGCGCCGGCCCCGGCGATGCCGAGAACGCCATGCGCCGCTTGGCGCGACGCTACGGCATCGGCTTCTGGACCCAGGATCATCTGCGCAAGGGCAGGGCCAAAACCATCAACAGCGTCCTGCTGGGGCGCCTGCGTTCCGCGTACATCGACATGTGCGAGCGCCAGCTCGCTCATCTGCAAAACGAAATCGCAATCGAGAAGGCGGCCGGTGATGACACTTTGGCAAATCTTGAGCTGGAGGTTGCGGCTCTGGCTCAGAAGGTTGCAGCGGCGAGGGCATCCCGATGAACGCTGTCGCCACCACAACGATAACTGAACGCCGGGCAGGGCGGTCAGGGCAGGGTATGGGTGCCGCGGTTGCGGCCGTGGCGCCCATCACCTTTACGAAGACGCGCATTCGCTCCCTCGTGGGCATGCGGTTCGGCAAACTGACCGTGATCGAAGAAGGAAAGCGTCGCGTCCGCCCCAGCGGAGGTGGAGTGCGCTACTGGATTTGCCGGTGCGAATGTGGCGAGCTGCGAGAGTACTGCACCGGGCAGCTCCGCTCCGGTCATACCACCTCCTGTGGTTGCATGCGGATCGAGAAGACCGTCGAGCGGAACTACCGCCACGGCATGGCCAACAGTCGCCCAGAATACGTCACGTGGAAGAATATGCGGCGGCGCTGCAGCAATCCGCTCGGCAAGGACTACGCCGACTATGGCGGGCGGGGCATCACTGTGTGCGAGCGTTGGAATTCCTTCGAAGCTTTCTATGCCGATATGGGGCCGAAACCATCGTCAAAACACTCCATCGACCGGATCAACGTCGACGGCAATTACGAGCCGAACAATTGCCGGTGGGCGACGCCTGTTGAGCAGCGGCGCAACCGAAGGGATGCGGCGCGATGAACCAGATCATGCATTCGCCGATAACGTTTACAATGCCTTTGCCGCCCAGCGTCAACCAGATGTTTCGGAATGTGCGGGGCAAGGGCCGGGTCAAAACCGGACACTATGAGGCCTGGCGCGGTCACGCCGCGACTAGCCTTCGCCTGCAGCACATTGCGCCCATTACCGGCAATGTCGTCGTGCTGTTCGGCGTCGAACGCCAGTCGTCGATTGCCGATATCGACAACCGCATCAAGGCAATGCTGGACGCCATCGTCGCGGCCAAGATCATCACCGATGACAACCAGGTCACTGCCTTCGCGGCCTCGTGGCTGCCGCCCGCCAATGGGCTGGCTCACGTCCAGATTTTCCCGGTCGATCGGATCGGTGTCGAATTCCACCCCTCAACAGATGGCACGACGGGGGGCTGGTTTGCAGTGCCGCAACCAACCGATGGAGAGCCTGATGGCCCTGTCTATCTCTGACCTCAAAAAGGTGCGGGCAGACTTGCCGCCCCGCATCCTGTTCTATGGCCCGCCCGGCATCGGCAAGACGACGATCGCTTCGGAATTTCCGGCGCCCGTCTTCCTGCAGATCGAGGATGGCACCCCCGGTGACACCGAGCTCGACAGCTTCGGCAAGCTCGACACTTTCGAGCAGGTGATGGGTTACCTCGAGGTCCTCTACAATGAGGATCACGAGTTCCAGACCGTCGTTATCGATAGCGTCACCGAGCTGCAGCGCCTCGTGTTCGCCGAGACCGGCGCTCGCGGCGACGACGAAGGCAAGACCTACGAGCGGATCGAGGACTTCCCCTATGGCAAGGGCTATGTCTACGCCATGGCCGTGTGGAGCGATTTCCTGCAGGGCCTCGACATGCTCCGGCGCGACCGCGGCATGACGGTGGTGCTGATCGCCCATTCCATTGTCGGTTCGTTCAACGACCCTGAGTCGCCGGCCTATGACCAGTACCAGCTGGCCATCCATGCCTCGGCGAAGAACAACGCCGATCATCGCGGTCTGATCGAACGCGACATGGATGCGATCATCCTCATGAAGAAGAACGTCGCCACCAAGGGCGAAGATAAGCGCGGCGCCGCCACCACGAAGGAAAAAACGGTGGTCCGCACCCGTGCCACGGGCGGCGACACCATCTTGCTCCACACCGTGGGCAAGCCCGCCTTCACCGCCAAGAACCGCTACGGCATGCCGGCGCAGGTTCGCTACGACAAGGGCAAGGGTTTCGAGGCCCTGGCTCCCTATCTCCCCGTAACCCAGCCCCGCGACGTTGCGGGCGAAGAGCAGAAGGCGGCCTAAGCCATGGTTGATCTCGTTCAGCAGTACGATCCCGAGGCCGAGGCCTCCAACTTTGACCAGATCCCCGACGACACCTATGCCGCCCAGATCATCGAGAGCTCGAAAGAGCCGATCAGCAAGGACAGGGACCTGGGCGATTGCCTCAGCCTGTGCTGGCAGGTGACCGAAGGTGAATTCGAAAAGCGCCTGTTCTGGCAGCGCATCAACCTCTGGTGGACCGGGCCTGAAAAGGAAGCGGGCCAGGTCGTGAAGATCGCCAACCAGCAGTTCGCCGCGGTGCGCGAGGCGACGGGCAAGAAGGTCATCGACAACAGCGAAGAGCTGCATTTCGTGCCGTGCTCGGTGACGCTTGGCCGCCAGAAGAAGGACGAGCGCTACCAGGAAGTGAAGTCGGTCAAGGCGGCGGGCGGCAACGTCCGGCAGATCGGCTCGACCTCCCCTCGCCCCGGCAATGCTTCGGCTCAACAGACACAGGCAGCCAATCAGGGCGGCGAGCGCAAGCCCTGGCCGCGTCGCGCATAGAATAGCCGCCGGGCGGCCACTGGCCTCGTAAACCGAGCCGCCCGGCATCCCCATCGCGAAACGCAACCTTCAACGTCGCCCGAAGGAGGGCTGGACGATGCACGATACCTCTTTGCCCGGCAATAGCCGGAACCGTCACCCCGTCGATCGCCTTGCCGATGTCCGCGCGCAGATCAAGACGCTGCAGGACGAGGAAACCGACCTCAAGGCCCTGATCAGTAACGAAATGGGCAGCCGCGACAGCCTCGGCGGCGATGAGTTCATCGCCTTCCAGACGCTGCAAACCCGCAAGGGCTCCATTGACGAGGCGTCGCTCAAGGCGGCCGGCATCAATGTCGACAAGCACCGCAAACCGCCGACCACCAGCCATGTGCTGCGCGTCGAGCGCCGCGCCGCTGAGGTGGCGTGATGGTCAAGATGATCAGACCGGACGCGATCAACTTCCGCGCCACTGTCACCGAGGATGAGATCAAGCAGCGGCTCGCCGATGAGGTGTTGGAGAGCGTTGGCGGGATGGGTGACAACGGTAAGCCGTTGCCCGGTGTCCATGCCACGGTGCGGCGCGGCTCCGGCCGTGCTGGCGGTTACACCATCGATGTGACCGGCCCAATGCCCGTGCGGCTCTCGCTGCCGAAGGCGGGTGAGTGATGGCGTGCGACTGCATTGACAAAATCAACGAGAAGTTGGCCGAGCGGAACACGAAGCTCACCGCTACAATCATCTTCGCAAAGCCCAGCTATTTGACGCCAACAATCGACACTGAGCTTGTCGAGAAGAAGCGCGGAGCGCGGCCTTGTGCTGTGCTGCCAACCTTTTGTCCGTTCTGCGGCACAAAGTACGAAGGGGCAGTGTGATGGTCGCGCTCACCCTCCCGCATCCGACTGTTGACGCTATCGACGCGCACTACGCCGCGCATCAGGACCAACGGCCGCCGCAACGGCTCACCGCTCGGCTTCTGTCCGGCTGCGAGCGCGCCGGATGGTATGCCTTCCGCTGGGCTCACGAGCCGAAGGTGTTTGCCCCGCATCATGCTCGCGCCAACATGGCGCGGGCAATGGCCATGGACGAGCTGGGGCAGTGCCTGTCCGATATCGGCGTCACCGTTCTGCGGCTTGATCCGGTAACCTATCAGTCACGGGATATCGTCGCCCTCGACGGCCATTATCGGCAGAAGATCGCCGGCACGGCTCAGGGCATCCTTGAGGCGCCAAAGACCGAGCATTTCCTCTACCTGGACCAATTGCCATCCAAGGCCGTGGCCCAAATCAAGAAGCATGGTCTCGCCGAAGCGCGGCCAGATCGTATCGCCCCGATTCAGATCGGCATGCACATGCTGGGCCTGACCCGGACCTTCTACATGGTTCGGGACAAGGACACCGACGAGCTGCATTCCGAACGGATAGAATACGACGCGGCTCGCGCCTTGGCGCTGCTGGGCAAGGGCGAACGCATCCGCGATGCGTCCCAGCCACCGGTCCGGGTAAGTGATGACTGGCAGTATTTCGAGTGCCGCGGATGTCCGGCTGCCCACCTCTGCCATCAGAGCCAGTTCGCACTGCGCAACTGCCGGACCTGCCTGCATGCGACGCCTGTTCCTGACGGATGGCACTGTGCCAGGCATGACCGCGACCTGAGTGTCAACGACCAGGCCGCTGGTTGCCCCAACCATCTCTATCTGCCCGGCCTCGTGCCAGGTGAGCAGATCGACGCCGATGAGCGCGCCGAGACGGTGACCTACCGCCTCGCCGATCAATCCACATGGACCGACGGAGCCTTCGCGCCTCAATGCGAGGTCTGTGACGGATCGGGGAAAATCGCTGTCACCCGCTGGGGCTTCGACGGCGACAGTGATCGGCAGTATCCCGAAAGCGTCGATGAAGAGCCCTGCGAAGAGTGCGGGGGTACCGGACGTGTCCAATCTGAAACCGATGGAGCCCATCCATGAAGCTCGTCACCACGGCGCAGCAGCTTCGCAGCGCATTGCGCCTCTTCGCCAATATCATCGAGCCCCGCAATACCTATCCTGTGCTCGGCACCGTCCTGTTCGATGGCGCCAAGGTTCGCGGCACCAACCTCGATCAGGAGCTTGTCGTCACGCTGGTCACCGCCGAAGCCAAGGGTAAGGCGGCTATCGATTACCGGACCTTGGCCCGACTGGTCGCGCTGATCCCCAGCGACGACACCGTGACGATCCTTGGCGGCAAGGACAGCGCCTCGATCTCATTCTCGTCAGGCCGCTATGACCTGCCGTGCTGTGACGCCGGCGCGTACCCCGAATTCAAATGGTCCGGGCAGGGCGCGGTTGAAGCCATCCCGGCATCCGGCCTCCGTGACGCCCTGGCCTTCGTGGCGCCGACTATCGGGCGAGAAGAAACCCGATACTACCTGTGCGGCGCATCCTTCCAGCGGAACCGGGCGGGCACTTCTGTACTGGTGACCACGGATGGGCATCGCATGTCGGTCACGCCCTTTGCCACCGAGCGAACCTTTGACGGCATGATCGTTCCGCGTCAGGCCGTCGACGCATTGCTCAAGATGGTGGAGCCCGCTCGGATCGAGCGGCTGCCCGATGAGACATTCCTCCGCTTTGCCTGGTCGGGTATGAGCCTGACCACCAAGTTGATCCAAGGAACATATCCGGATTGGCAGCGCGTCATTCCCCAATTTGACGGCCCGAGCATCACCTTCGATCGGAAGGAACTGGTAACCGCGCTGTTCCGCGTTGGCGCCATCGGCGCGCGCAGGCAAGGGCCGGCTGCGACATTGGCCTATGATGCCCTCGGTGCGACGCTCTCAGCCTCCTCCGCTGATTTCGGCACCGGGCGGGAATACCTTTCGAAAGCCGTCGTGGCCAATGTCGGCGGCGAGCAGACGGTCAGCTTCCGGTCGGACTATCTGATCACGCTGCTCAAGGGCTTTTCCGGCCACGATCAGGTACGGCTTGATCTGATCAACGCCAATAACCCCATGCGGGTATCTGCCGGCGGCGATGCTTACACAATCCTCATGCCGATGCGCGGCGCCAACGAAAAGCTGGCGCTCGAAACCCTCCACGAAGTCACGGCTATGGGGAGGGCAGCGGCATGAATGCCATCAGCCTCTTGATCCATTGCGACATAGAAGCTGTGCCTGTGAGGCAGATGCCGACCACATGGCGCGAGCCCGCCCCTGGTGCGGTCGAGGCCGTCGCTGGGCGGCCAGTCGAGATCATTCACCAGTCTCCCCCCTGCTTCTCCTATTCGCGCCCGGCTCGCCGCGCGCCAACTGTGGAAGGCGCCAAATGAACGCCATCAACCACAACTCCTTTCTGACCTTCGCCGAGGCTCACGGCTTCGACGTCACCCAAGAACTGGTCATCGACTGCTTTGCGGGCGGCGGCGGCGCGAGTGAGGGCATGGAAATGGCCATGCGCCAGCTGCATGCCGAGGGGCGTTTGCCTCGGGATCATCGATGCGCCGTGGACATCGCGATCAACCATGATCCCAAGGCCATCGCCATGCACATGGCGAACCACCCGAAGACGTTGCACCTGACGGCGGACATCTGGACCGCCGATCCGCTGACGGTCACTGGCGGCATAGCCGTCGGCGCGCTGTGGGCCTCGCCGGACTGCCGCGGCTTTTCGAAGGCCAAGGGCGGCGCGCCGGTGAGCAAGTCCGTTCGCTCCCTCGCTTGGGTGGTGGCGCATTGGGCCGAGCAGGTGCGGCCGCGCGAAATCTACATGGAGAACGTCGAGGAGTTCATGGACTGGGGCGACCTGGACCCGTCCAGCAGGCCCGACAAGTCCAAGAAGGGCAAGGAGTTCAGCCGGTGGCTAAAGCGGTTCCGGGCCATGGGCTACAAGGTCGAGTGGCGGGTTCTCAAGGCCAACTTCTTCGGCGCCCCGACCATCCGCAAGCGCCTCTACATTATGATGCGCTGCGACGGCGAGCCGATCATCTGGCCGGAAGCCACGCATGCCGATATGAGGTCGCCAGAGGTAGCGTCCGGGGCGAAGAAGGCGTGGCCGGTGGCCGCCGACATTCTGGACTTTGACCGGCCCTGTCCGTCGATCCTGATGACCAAGGAAGAGGCCAGGGCCTACACCAAGGCCACCGGCATCAAGGTCATCCGCCCGCTCGCGTTCAACAGCGAGGAGCGCATTGCCAAGGGCACCAAGCGCTATGTGATCGACAAGGGCGACGACGCCTTCGTCGTGCTCTGCAACCACAGCGGCTCGCAGTTTCGGGGGCAGGGGCTGGACGAAGGGTTCGCGACTGTCACGCGGGCCCGCGACGCTCACGGTCTGGTGGTGCCGCATCTGATGACGATGCGGAATGCCGCCAAGCCCTTCGGCGGCGCGGATGAGGCAACCCACACCATCACCGCGGGCGGGGCAGGGCTGGCGTCGGTCGAAGCCGAAATTGCGCCCTTCCTATCTCATGGGCAGCATGGGGGGCGCAGTCGTGCCGCCGATGATCCGGTCCATACCGTTGCCGCGTCCACCAAGGACACCAACCAGGTCGCCGCGGTCTACATCGCTCAGCACAATGGCGGCGAAGTGGGCCGTGCGGCAGGTGAGCCGGTGTCCACCGTCACGATGAAGGGTTCGCACCAGCAGGCCGTATCGGTCTACCTGGGACGGCAGTTCGGCAACTCTGTCGGGAGCGATGTCGAGGGGCCGGTCGGCACCATCATGGCCGACGTGGAGAAGACGCAGGTCGTCTCTGCCCACATGATCTCGATGAAGGGCAGCGATCGTCGCGCGTCATCAGTCGAGAGGCCAGCGCACGCCGCCACCTCGCAAGGGCAGCACCACGGCGTCGTCCTGCCCTTCCTGCATGCCTACTACGGGTCGGAAGAGACCGGCTTCACAGTCGAGGACTCCATCCGCACCGCGACGACAAAGGATCGCTTCGGGCTCGCGCAGGCCGAGGTCGATCAGGCCCCTCTGACCGATGCCCAGCTCGACAGCGCACGCAAGGTCGCTGCCTTCCTCCGGAAGTATGGATGCTGGGATGACCGCGAGTTCGTCACCCTGACCATCCGCGGTGTCCAGTACATCATCATCGACATCGGCATGCGGATGCTCACGCCACGTGAGCTAGCCCGGGCACAGGGCTTCCGCGAGAGCTACATCCTCGCGGCGCCCTATAATGGCGGGTTCCTCACCGAAACCGACCAGCGGCACAAAATCGGCAACTCGGTCTGCCCGGACATGGCCTACGTGCTGTTCCGCCATAACTATCGTCCCAAGCCTCGCCTCGTCGTGGACAACGACGCGCAGGGCTGGCTGTTCAGCTGGGGAGTGGCGGCATGACCCTCCACGCCTATCACCAGCTCATCGCCGAAAAGCGTGTCGCATTCGAGCCGCGTGGCTTCGCCCAGGTCGACGAGGGTGCGCTGCCATCGTGGATGTTCGATCATCAGCGCCATGGCACGGCGTTCGCGCTCCGGTGCGGTTCGTCCGCCCTGTTCTATGACACTGGACTGGGCAAGACCGGCATGGCGCTCGCCTGGGGCGACGAGGTCGTGCGACGCACTAACAAGCCGGTGCTGATGCTCGCTCCGTTGGCCGTCGCCGCTCAGCACGTCGCCGAGGCCGAGAAGTTCGGCATCAATGCCACGCAGAGCCGTACCGGCGCCGCGCCGGTCGATCCGCGCATCGTGGTGACAAACTACGAGCGCCTCGAGCTCATCAATCCCGACCTCTGGGGTGGTGTCATCCTCGACGAGAGCTCGATCCTCAAGAGCTTCACCGGCAAGACCACGCGGAAGCTGATCAACGCCTTCGCCCGCACCCCGTATCGGCTGGCGGCCACGGCAACCCCGGCACCCAACGATCACACCGAACTCGGCCAGCACTCGGCGTTCCTCGGCGTGATGGATTCGCCGGAAATGCTGTCCCGCTGGTTCATCGCCGACCAAACGAACATGGGCCGGTACCGGCTCAAGAAGCCAGCCGTGCGCCCGTTCTGGGATTGGGTCGCGAGCTGGGCCCGAGCGGTTAGCAAGCCGTCCGATCTGGGCTTCTCCGATGAAGGCTTCGAGATGCCGCCACTTGAGCTTCACCGTCACCTGGTGGCAGCAGATCGGCGGATCGATGCCGGCGAAGATCAGGACGGACAGCACCGCTTGTTTCGCATGCCGGATCTGTCGGCCACATCGGTGCACAAGGAGAAGCGCCTCACCACCGAACAGCGCGCCGCGAAGATCGCTGAGCTTGTCTCGGCCGAACCCGATGAGCCGTGGGTGATCTGGGTCGATACCGACTACGACGCCGATGCCATCACCGCAGTCCTGCCGGAGGCGGTCGAGGTCCGTGGGTCGATGCCCATCGAAAAGAAGGAGGAGCGGCTGCAAGCGTTTAGCGGCGGCCAAATCCGCGTCCTCCTGACCAAGTCCAGCATCGCCGGCTTCGGCCTCAATTGGCAGCACTGTGCGCGGCAGGCGTTCATGGGCCTCAGTTTCTCCTACGAAAGCTTCTATCAGGCCGTCCGTCGGTCCTGGCGGTTCCGGCAAACGCGGCCGGTGCACGTCCATGTCGTTTGCGCCGACACCGAGGATGCCATCTGGCACGTCATCAGCCGCAAGGCCGGTGACCACGACGCGATGAAAGAGGAGATGGCGGCCGCCATGGCGCGCGCCGCCCGCACCTCGAAAGTCCTTCAGACTTACTCACCCGATCAGGAGGCGCGGCTCCCCGCGTGGCTCGCATGAACGTCATTGACCAGGCGTCCGGCACCGACTGGACCATCTACAACGCAGACACCGTCGAGTTCACGGCCGGCATCCCGGACAATTCGATCGACCTGAGCGTCTACTCGCCGCCCTTCTCGTCGCTCTACATCTATTCGGAGAGCGAGCGCGACATGGGTAATGTCGCCAGCCACGAGGAGTTCTTCGACAGCTATCGCCACTTGGTGCGGGAGAAATTCCGCATCACTAGGCCCGGCCGCAATAGCTGCATCCACATCAAGGACCTCGTCTATTACTCGAACAGCAGCGAGAAGGGCGACCGCGGCCTCTACCACTTCACCGGCGAGTGCATTCGCGTGCACGTCCAGGAGGGCTGGACCTTCCATCGCCTGATCACCATCCCGCGCGATCCGGTGAAGGAGATGCAGAAGACCAAGGCCGATCGCCTGCTCTTCAAGCACTTCCGCACCGACGCGGCCCGGGTCGGCGGCGCCTTGCCCGAATACATCGCTGTGTTCCGGAAGTGGGCCGACGGAATGGAGGACACCGCCCCCGTGGTCCATGACCCCAGCGAGTTCCCTCTCGAGATTTGGCAGGAATGGGCAGAGGCTGTCTGGCCGAACACCCGCGAGACGGACGTGCTCAACGCCAGCGCAAAGAGCGACGAGGAGCGGCACCTGTGCCCTATGCCCCTCGACCTCATCATGCGGTGCATCCTCATGTGGTCCAACAAGGGCGACACCGTCTATTCGCCGTTCACCGGCATCGGCAGCGAGGGGTATCAGGCGGTCCGGTACAACCGGCGCTTCATCGGTACCGAGCTCAAGCCGGAGTATTTCCGGCAGGCGGTTCGCAATCTCAAGATTGCCGAAAAGTCTCGCGTCGTCGGTGACTTGCTGGACACCGTTCCGGAGGTCGCGGCGGAATGAGCTATGGTGTTTCTGACTTCCCCAATCTGCAGTCCTCGATTTGGGACACGATCCGCGTCCCCGTGCGCGGCCCGATCAAGCGCATCGCCAACCAGATGTGTGCCGATGAGGGGTTCGACCCTGACATGGTGCGCAATATCTACCTGAGCCGGAAACTGACGCCCAAGGGTTTGGTGGAACTGCGCTGCCGCATTGTCGCAACGCTCGTCGCAGCAGGATTTGCGCTGTTCGAAATCCAGTACCAGTTCTTCACGGGCTTCAAGACCACGACCTTGCAGGACTACCTCTACGATGGGCGCAAGCTCCTCAAGGAGGCCGAGGATGCCTGACATTGCTGAGATTGCACGCCGGTCGCACGAGACTGGATTTGAACAGGGATCGATCGTAGCCGCTAACGCGATCCTTTCCTATCTCGAAAAGTTCGGGCCACACACGGCCGCGATGCTCAAGGCAGCGTGGGAAGCGGGGCGGATCGCTGAGGCATCAGGCTTGTCGCTAGCCTCCGATGCGACGACGCAATCACTCCCTGCGGTCGAATTCGATCCCGGGCCACGCAAGATGACCCGCGAGGAAGCGCGCGGGAAGGGCTTCACCGGCAATACTTGCTCGCACTGCGGTTCGAGCGAAATGCAGGTCGCCGGGCACTGCGAAGTCTGTGCCTCCTGCGGCACCACGACGGGGTGCAGCTAATGCTTGAGCTTCGTCCCTATCAGCGCGCCTCTATCGATGCGCTCTATGACTATTGGCAGGGTGGCGGCGGCAATGGCCTGCTGGTGCTGCCTACCGGTGCAGGCAAGTCGCTCGTGCTCGCATCGCTTTGCAAGGAAGTGCTGGCCGACTATCCGCAATTCCGTATCGGCGTGGTTACTCATAGCCGCGAGCTGATCGTCCAGAATTTCGGGGAGATCATGAAAATCTGGCCGTCGGCACCGGCAGGCATCTATTCCGCCGGAGTTGGTCGCCGCGACGCCAGGGCTAAGGTACTGTTTTGCGGCGTCCAGTCGGTTCACGCCAAGGCCAATGTCGTCGGGCCATTCGATCTGCTCATCGTCGACGAGGCGCACCTGATCCCGCGCAATAGCGCCACCATGTACGGCCGCTTTATCCGCGATCTCCTGGAGCTGCAGCCCGATATGCGCATCGTCGGGCTGACCGCTACGCCATACCGGCTGGACAGCGGCCGGTTGGACGAGGGCGAGGGGGCGATGTTCGATGACGTGGTCTATGAGGCCAATGTCGTTGACCTGATAGAAGCTGGTTACCTATCGCCACTGGTCAGTCGAGCCGGTGCCAGCCAAATCGACACCAGCAAGGTCCACACAAGGGCGGGGGACTTCGTCCAGTCCGAGCTCGAGGCTGAGGCCATGAAGGTGGTGCGCGAAGCCGTTGGTGAGCTCGTTGCCCTCGGCGGAGACCGCCGTGCCTGGCTGGCGTTCTGTTCCGGCGTTACCCATGCCGAGGCCGTCGCCGCGGAAATCAGGGCACATGGCGTCGAGGCGCAATCCGTCGATGGCTCGATGGACAAGGCCACTCGTGACCGTCTGATTACTGATTTCCGGCAAGGGCGCATCCGCTGCCTGACTTCGGTCAATGTGCTCTCGATCGGCTTCAATGTGCCTCACGTCGACTTGGTCGCCCTGATGCGCCCAACGAAATCTACGGGGCTCTATGTCCAGCAGGTCGGTCGTGGATTCCGTACCGCGCCGGGCAAAGAGAATGCCCTGATCCTCGACTATGCCGGCGTGGTGCGTCGCCACGGCCCGGTTGACGCCGTTCAGGGCAGCGACAGCGGCGGACGCGGCGTAGGGGGCAAAGCCGGCGCTGATACCGTGCTGGCCAAGGAATGCCCGGAGTGCAAGACGCTCGCCGCTTTGAACGCCCGGCAGTGCAAAATCTGCGATCACGTCTGGCCGTTTGAAGAAAAGCCCAAGCACGAGGCGCGGGCCGATGCCGAGGTGCCGATCCTGACGACGGAAAAGGTGCCGCCGAAAATGTTGCCCGTGGTGGAGTGGGAATTCCGCCGTTACCAGAAATCGGGCAGCCCGGATTCGGTGCGCGTCACCTTCTTTGCTGGTGTCCAGAGTTTTCCGGAATGGCTGGCCTTCGAATGGGCGGGCAGGGGGCGCCAGCACGCTTGTGAGTGGTGGATGATGCACGGCGGCGCCACGCCGTTCCCCAAGACCACCGACGAGGCGCTTGAGCGGCAGGGCGAACTGACAATGCCCACCACGATCTCGGTCAGACCCAACGGGAAGTACTTCGACATCATCGGTCGGGCCTTCCCCAAGGCAGAGGCAGCGGAATGATGGCCAAGCGTGACAACTACACGCCAGAGCAGTGGGAGCGCGAGCGCCTCGCCAACCGACAGCGCATGGCCCGCCGACGCGCTGCAATGTCTCGGGAGGAACGATCTGCCGAGGCCGCCAGTCGCAAGCAGCGGGAGGCCGAAAAGGCCATTGCTGATCCGGTATGGGCGGACCTGCGCCGATCTCGCGCGAGTGCTACCACCCGCCGATACTACGAGAGCCGGCGCGGGGACCCGGTGTTTTGGCAGAAGAGGCAAGAATATCTGCGTCGCTGGCGTCAGGAGCGTCGCGACGACGAGGCCTTCGAAGCCTTCATCGCCAGGATTGAAGCAGGTGACGCTGTCACCTGCAACGGCTCGCAAATTCAATCGGAGGATGGTGTCCATGACGTTTGACCGCCATTCCGATCGCGTTTGTGCCTGCTGTGCTCGGCCCGCCATCGGCATCGGTGTCGCCCCGTCAAATGCCAAGTCGCTCAGCCAGGTGCTCTGGCTTTGCGAGGACCCCGAATGCATCGCCATAGGACAACGCACCATGGGCATGAAACAGCTGGAATTCAGCCGCCTCGATACCTTGGCCGCCCAGGAAGCCGGGGCCGAGCTTGAGCAATATTGCCAGAGCATCGGCAAGTCGGACCTGCGTGAGCTCACTCAGGCTGAATGGGACGCCGCGCTGCGGACCACTATCGGCGCATATCGCGACGCCTTGCAGAACAAGCTCAGGAATGAAGCACCGTTCTGATGACCGACACGACAACCACGATAAATCGGCAGGTCGCCCTCGATCTGGCTGCGGCTGGCTTCTCGGTTTTCCCCTGCCATCCGGGGGGCGCCGACGTGAAGAAGCCGATGCCCGGCGTCTATTGGCGCAGCGCGTCGACCAGCGATCGGATCAAGGTCGAGGGGTGGTGGAAGCGCTGGCCGGACGCTGCCGTGGGTCTCGATTTAGCCAAGTCGGGGTTGATCGTCATCGATGCCGACCGGCATGGCGCTGACGATGGCGTCGAGGCCGTCGCGCATCTGATGCATGAGAACGGTTTCGACCCGAACCCGGTGCCCACCGTCGCCACGCCAAATCAAGGCACGCATTTTATCTTCAGGCAGCCCAAGGGCATGTCGCTGGGCAACGGACGCGGCTCTTTGCCTGCCGGCATCGATGTACGCGGGGCAGGCGGTTATGTCATCGCGCCGGGGTCGCACCTGGCCGACGGCCGCCTGTATGAGCTGTTTGGCACGCTGGCCGAGGCGCCAGTGCTGCCCGATTGGTTGGTCCAGGTCATCACCGGGCCTAGGTCCCTGCCAGTCGAACGGCGCGCCGTCACGCCCTCGGCAAGGCCAAGTGACGAACGCATTGCTGCCTATCTCGACAAGGCCTTGGAGCAGGAACTTGATGCGGTGCGTTATGCGCCGCGTGGCCAGCGGAACCACCAGCTCAACACCTCGTCCTTCAGCCTGGGCCAGATGGTTGCGGCCGGATGGATCGGTGAGCAGGAGGTTACCGATCTGCTGACCAACGCCGCGGCCGAGCTCGCGGCCGACGATGGCCCGGCATCGGTCGCCAAGACGATACGCTCCGGCCTTCGCTCCGGTATGCGCCAGCCGCGAGAGCTGCCGGATAGCGGCTATGAGGTGACGCCCGTCGACTACGAGGCCAGCGAGCGCCTCCGAGCTAGTTTCGAGGCGAAGGGCAGAGCACAGATTGTGCCGCCCGGCTTCGATCCAGAGACTGGCGAGGAATTGGGGGTCGTTATTACCGACCCCCTCACCGCCCCCACCCATTCCCATGCACTCGACTTACCGGACAGCGACCTGCACCCGCCCGGCCTGGTCGGCGAGGTGGCGGACTGGATCTGCAACTGGACCGCCGAGCCGATCCGCATTCATGCCGTCGGCGCCGCGCTCGTTATCGTCGGCACACTGCTGGGCCGCAAGGTCTATAGCAGGACTCGACCGACCAGTACCGCGCTCTATATCGGCGCAATCGCTCCTTCCGGCATGGGCAAGCAGCACCCACAGGACGCCATCCGCCTTGCCCTGACCGAGGTGACGGGCGGCGCGCAGCAATATTCCGGCTGGGCGGTCTCGCTGCCCAAGATGGTGGTGGACCTACAGACGAACGCCGCCAAGGTGATGATCGCCGACGAGTTTGCCGACAAGCTCATTGGCATCCGGTCCAAGAACGCATCGACCAGTCAGATGGCGATCAGCGAGGGCCTGCGCAGTCTCTGGGGCACCAACACCGGAACCTACTCGCCCGACGTGTCCCTCAGCCGCGGCGACGGCAATATCATGCGGCCGTGTCTCTCGTTCTATGGCGCCTCGACGATCAAGGACTTTGCCCGCTCCTTGGTGAGCAAGGACATCACCAATGGCCTGTTCAACCGCTTCCTGATCCTGCCGCGCTTCGGCGATATTCAGGCGGGCCCGGAGCGGGAAGGGGTGATGACCCTGCCGCCGGCGCTTAAGGATCGGCTGTGCTGGCTCGCCCAATGCCTGCCGCAGATGCAGTTGACCTTGGCGGCCCGAGGCGACGGGTACCCCCAGCCGATCCTTGTGCCGATGTCGGCAGAGGCGGAAGCCATCAACGAGGCGAACAAGGCGTTCCAGGCCGACCAGATGCGCCAGAGCGAGCAGGACGACGCCCTGATGCTATGGGGCCGGTTTGCTGAGCAGGTGAAACGGGTGTCAATGATCGTCGCCTGCGGACGCTACCCGGAGGACGTGTCGCGCGCCCAGATCGAGGCCGAGGACATGGCCTGGGCCACGACGCTCGTGCGCTACTCCATCGATCAGTTCATCGGCATCGTGCGGCGCGACATGGTGGAGTCTTGGGTTCAGGCTCAGCACAAGCTGGTGCTGGGGATCGTGCGGGCGGCCGGGGAAATCTCGAAGTCCGAGCTGATCAACCGCGTCGACGGTCGCATCCAGCGGAAGCCTCGTGACGAGATTATCTGCTCGTTAGTAGAAGGGGGTAACGTCGAGGCCATTCGGATTGATCCTGGTCCACGAGGGGGGAGGCCGAAAGAGGTCTACCGCTGGATCAGGGACTGATCCGCTATTCCAGATCTAGGTCTTTGATACGTGGAGCTTGTGGATGGCCATTGGTCTTCATTTTGGCCGGTTTGCCGAAACCGAACCAAGTTCTACGCCGCAGGGACCTGTTGACATCCCAAATTTCAGCTAACTGCTGGAATTCAGTGTAGGCCTTGGGCTCGCCCTTCCGATATGCGGCGACCAGTGGACGCAGAGTAATCCAATCATCAATGGTTGACCCCCGCATCCATGTGAAAAGGTAAGCCTCGTCCAGAATGTGGTTTTTGATGCCCAATGCCATATTCTCATATTCATTCATAATGGCGTTTAGGCTTACGGCGTCTCTTACAACTTCAGGCTCTGCATTGTTTGGAATTTTGCGAAACTGCTCAATGCGAACACTACCTGCATCGATGCCATTTCGAATTACGCGGAAAGCCCTTTTAGCTTCGATGAAGTCCTTATCCCAGATACCACTACGAATGGTTTTGAACGTCTCTTGCATCCGCGTCATTTGACGCTGACTTAGTACGCCAATAGTTGCCGCAGTGGCCGCCACCAAAACGGAGAGAAGAAGTACTGCTGGGGAGTTCCCCATGAGGTACGTCCATATTCCTTCTAACACTTCCCAAAGGGACGTAATCGGCGTCAGTGCTGAAGCAGGAATGGAAAACGAAAAGCCCGACTCTGCAGCCGGGCTCTGGGTATCGGTAGTCTGTCCCAAGACACTTGAGGCAGGCAAGAAAACGACAATTGCACCCTTAAGGGCGACCGATTTCCATCGACATTGGAGTGCTCCTAGCTGGCTCAAGGAAGTCTAGTTCCAAAACGTTTGTAGACAGTTAAGGATTTCCTAGGCGGTGTTACCTCATCTGTCACCTAGATTGGTAGGGGGATTCAACGGGGTCGTCAATCCTGCCCCAACAACACTGGAACACCCATCACATACGGTAGTACCTTGGCGGTTTCAAGACGCATCACCGATTAGGTTATTCCGGGGCTCTTGTCGTGACTAACCGGTTTTTCAGGGTTTCGGTCACCTAAGAGAACCCTGTTATTCAGGGTTGTTCCCGAGTTTCTCAGGTATCAAAAACCTGAAAAACCTCCGCCATTTTATATATTAAAATCAATATGTTATGTAGTCTCATATAGTTTTTCAGGTTTTTCAGGTAAGGATGATCTCATTTCCCGTATTTGGTTTGTTCTGTGATAAGCGAACCCTGAAAAACCTGAAAAACTGATTTCCGGTTAATCCTCGCGCCCACACCTTGCCCCTTCTCCCCGCAATCGGCACATTGACCCAGCCCTGACCGAAACCCGTCCGGCTCCATTGCCCTGGAGCCGCACTTGTCAAAACCTGTTCTCCGTAGCCACAGCCGCTGGTTCGTCGTCCGCACCAATCCCAATTGCGAGGATCGGGCCGCCAGGTCGTTGAGTCGTGCCGGATATGGCGCCTATGTCCCGACATGGAAGCGGGAGGTCCAGCATAGGCGCTCCAAGAAGTGGGTCGAGTATAGCCGGCCGCTGATGACAGGATACCTGTTCGTTGAAATGCCCTATGGGACGCCCGACTGGTTCACGCTGCGGGCCTGCAACGGCGTGAAGGGTGTCTTGGGCGTAACCGATGCCCGGGGCGACACCAAGCCGTTTCCCGTGCCATCCCGGCTAGTCGAGCGCGTAATGTCTGCGCAGCTGAACATGATGTTCGATGATACCCGCGAGGCGAAGGCCAGGAGGGGAGAGCAGGCAGTTTCGCTCTACATGGCAGGCACAAAAGTCATGGTGACCAAGGGGCCGTTCGCGACCTTTCCGGCAACGGTGGACGAGGTTCGCCAGAACGGCGTGGTGGCGTCGCTGATCGAGATATTCGGGCGCATGACGCTGGTGGAACTGGCGCCGGATCAGATCGAATTGGCGGCGGCATGATGGCGCTGGAAACAGAGGCGCAATTGCGCGATCGCATCGAGTATCTTGAGGCCGAAATCGCTAACCTGCGCGACGAGTTGGGTTTTGCCCGCTCCGCCGAGCAAGTCACCGCGGTTAGGCGCTGCTTTCGGATATCTCCGATGCAGGCGAAGCTCCTAGTCGCCCTGATGGATGGCCGGCAGCGGTCCTATGATGCACTTCGTCAGGCGCTTTGGGACAGCGTTGACGATTGCCCGGAAACCAATTCCCTGCAAGTCCAGATCGCCCATCTTCGCAAAGCGCTGGCCCATTTCGATATCGGGTTCTCGACCATCTGGGGCTATGGACTGCAGATGAACGCGGAAGACTGCGCCAAGGCATCGGCCATTCTCGAAAAACATGGAGGCCCTTGATCTTTGTCCCCGCATTTCCACAATAGCAGATGTGCTGACTGGCGGGGTCCATGCGATCTCCGGCCGGGCACGGGGTAGGGCAGACGCCCTGCGACCCCGTGTTTTTTTGCTCGTCCATAATTCCAATCGACTCATGCTATCGGGCAATCATCATGCCCACTGAATACGTTCCATCCGGCCCGCCCCTCATCCGCGATAATCGACCAGTCGAGCCGATGGCGCCGATCTATACCTGCGAAGGCTGTGGCTTTGTTGGCGCACCCTTCGGCATCCACCAAGGTGACCACGTGCTGTCGTATTGCGGGTATCGGGACGGCCAGCCGACCTGCGTAGGGAAGGGGCGGAAGCCATTTTAGGGGACTTCGTCAGGCTGACCAAAAATCGTCGAGCCTTAAGGCTTTTGCCTGCATTTGTCGGTTTATCCATGCCTGAAGGTCCAAGTAGACTGCTGCTAACATGAGGCGTAGCCGGTTCATTGGGTCATTAAGTTCTTCCGGGGCAACCGAGTCGGCCATCCCTTGGAAAGTTTCCTTCTCACTGGACGACATCGTCTTGTAAAAATTCTTGATGTCATCCTCGGAGAGTGCAGCCCCAATTCGGTGTGCGAACTTGTTCCGAATGTTCGCGAGCGCGCTGACGCCAGGGCCAAACTCTTTAGCCAGGCCCATCGCGCGTGCGAGAGCTAGTTTGTCCTTGAAGTCCATTCGGGGCAACTCGCCAGGCATCGGGACAACGTCCTCAATAAACCTGTTCAATTCTGCTTCGACGCGGATGGCGGCGCGGATCACAACACCCAATGCATCCTCGCTAAACAATTCTGTAATGAAGTCCTCTCCAGCATCGGACATTAGTGACCTAACCTCCCCAATAAGCTCTTGGGAGCTTGGCTCAGGTGAAATCGTCCGGCAAGGCGGCCTAGCTTACGAGGCGTCCTCCCATGCGACCGGTTCCGCCTCCTGATATCCTTGAGGACCCGTTGCCGCGCTTCACTCCCGCACCGGCAATCATCGACTGGGCCAGGGCATCATTCATCGATGACGATGCCGAACTTCTGAACGAAGACCATCAGCACTTGCGCTTTGCCCTGATCGGCGCGCTGTGGACCAATGTTGCGAACGGTCGCAACGGTCGGCGCGTTCTTGGCCAATGCGAAATGGGATTGCCGCCTGCCGGCAAGTGGCAGCGCGCCAGGGTAGAGGCTCAGATGCTAAGCTGGTTCGGCGTCGTGCCGACATTCCTGCTGACCTTCGATGCAGCCTATTGCCTTGAGTGCAGTGATGCCGAGTTCATGGCTTTGGTTGAGCACGAGCTCTACCACTGCGGCCAGGCCATCGACGAATGGGGACAGCCTCGTTTCAACAAGCGCACCGGCGAGCCAGTTTGGGCGCTGCGCGGCCATGACGTCGAGGAGTTCGTTGGCGTCGTGCGCCGCTATGGCGCCGAGGCTACCGGCGTGTCCGACATGATCGAGGCTGCGAACGCCGGCGCCGAGATCGCACCAGTCAAGATCGCCCAATGCTGTGGGACATGCATGCTGCGGGCGGCTTAGTAGACACACATCTGGTAGCCGCTGGACTGCCCAGCGTCACTGGCCTTAAGCCAATAGAACACCCGATACTCTCCAAGCGTCTCCATTTGGCAAAGCGCTACGACTTGCCCGGGTCCGTCCGGTGGCTGCTCAGCGCAAGATGCGCGCCAAGTTACCAGTTGCTCTTCTGTGCCGGGGATAACATCGGGAAATCCAGCATAGGCAACTTGAAGCTGCTTCGCCAAAGATCTGCACTCGCTGCCTTGGGCCTGCGCCGTGCTGGTCAATACCGTTGTCAGCACGATCAGCGTCAGCAGCCGTATCATAGTCATGTTTTAATGCCCTCCACTTTAGCGAGCCTGCCATTGCCATGCCAAAAAGCAAGCTTCGCGATGAGGTAAAGACCTTCATCGTTCAGTCGCTCGCGTGCTTCGATACGCCGGCAGTGGTCGCGGAGGCGGTGAAGAGGGAATTCGGCGAGACAATCACCCGCCAGACGGTCGAATGTTACGACCCGAACAAGCGGGCAGGGCGCGCGCTCTCCGCGAAGTGGCGCCTGTTGTTCGATGAGACCCGCAAGGCGTTCCTCGATGACACCAGCAAGATCGGCATCAGCCATCGCAGCGTCCGGCTCCGGGCGCTTGATCGGATGGCCGGTCGCGCCGAGGAGCGCGGCAACATGGTCCTGGCCAAGGACCTGCTGAAACAGGCGGCAGAGGAAATGGGCAATGCCTTTACCAATCGCCGCGAACTCACCGGGAAGGACGGGAAGGATTTGCCGGCGCCAGTCGCGCCGGTGACGATCTTCCAGTTACCCGACAATGGGAGAGATTGAGCCGGGGCAGGGCGCCCAGACCATTATTCGCCCCCAGTCGGGCCCGCAATCGCAATTCCTTGCCTCACCGGCGGATATCGCGATCTATGGCGGCTCGGCTGGGGGAGGCAAGACGTGGGCGCTGCTCATGGAGCCGCTGCGCCACGCTGCCAATCCGCAGTTCGGTGCCGTCTTCTTCCGGCGCAACCTGGTGCAGGTCAGGAACGAGGGTGGCCTTTGGGACGAGAGCGAAAAGCTCTATCCGCACCTCAATGCCTCGCCGCGCAGCGCGCCTGATCTGAGCTGGACCTTTCCAGCCGGCGCCACTGTGTCGTTCGGCCATCTCGAGCACGAAAAGACGGTGCTCAACTGGCAGGGCGCGCAGATCCCGCTCATCTGCTTCGATGAGCTGACGCACTTCACGGCCAAGCAGTTCTGGTATCTGCTCAGCCGCAATCGCTCGATGTGTGGCGTTCGGCCATATGTCAGGGCAACCTGTAATCCGGATGCAGATAGCTGGGTCGCCGAATTCATCTCCTGGTGGATCGATCCGGACACGGGCCTGCCGATCCCCGAGCGCGCCGGCGTGCTTCGCTGGTTCGTTCGCATCGGCGACACGATCATTTGGGCGGACAGCCCAGCCGAACTGGCTGGCTATACGGCGCCCGACGAAAACGGCGATGAAAAGCCGATCCCGCCGAAGTCAGTGACCTTCATTCCGGCCAAGCTCAGCGACAACAAGGCGCTGATGGCGGCCGATCCTGGCTATCTCGCTAACCTGATGGCCTTGCCCACGGTTGAGCGGGAGCGCTTGCTCGGTGGCAACTGGAAGATCAGGCCGGCTGCCGGGCTACTGTTTCAGCGAGGCTGGTGTCAGGTTGTCGACGCGGTTCCGGCAGGCGTCCGTTGGATGCGGGGCTGGGACCTGGCGGCGACGCCGAAGGTTGAGGGCAACGACCCGGACGGCACGGCGGGCACGAAAATAGGCAGGCTGCCGGACGGTCGATACATCGTCGGCCACCACGTGAAGGATTACCTTTCGCCCAATGGCGTTGAGACCCTGATCAGGAACACGGCGGAACAGGACGGCGATGAGACGGAAATCTCGTTGCCGCAGGACCCTGGACAGGCCGGCAAGTCGCAGGTTGCCAATCTGATCAAGCTATTGGCCGGCTTTACGGCACGCGCGACGCCGGAGAGCGGCGACAAGGTAACGCGGTTCTCGCCGTTTTCCGCGCAGGCTGAGGCTGGCAACGTCCTCGTGCTTCGCGGACCGTGGAATGATGGCTGGTTCACGGCGTTGGAGGGGTTTCCTGATGCGACCCACGACGATGACGCAGACAGTACTAGCCGCGCGTTCAATGCCCTGATCGAACCGAAAGCCGGACCTGCAGTCGTGGTTGAGACAGGATTCTACTGATGGCATTCGATCCAACCGCGACCCACCCCAGCTATGACGCCTTTGCGCCGTCCTGGCGCCTTATGCGCGACTGCATGGCGGGAGAAGACGAGGTGAAGGCCAAGGGCGAGGCCTATCTGCCCATGAAGTCGGGCACGCGGGCTATTTCCGATGTCGCGCTGCGCCAGGCTGCCTACGACGCCTACAAGCTGCGTGCCGAGTTCCCCGAGTTGGTAGCGCCGACCGTTCGCGGTGCCGTGGGCACAATGCTGGATCAGGCGCCGGTCATCGAACTGCCGACGAGCATGGAGGGCCTGCGCGAGCGGGCCACGCGCGACGGGCTGGCCCTCGAAGCCTTGCACCGCCGCATTGCCACTGAACTGATGGTGATGGGCCGCTATGGCGTTCTGCCAGGGATTTCGGCCAATGGCTCGCCATACTTGGCCGGCTATGTGGCCGAGGCCATCACCAACTGGGACACAGACGACGAACAGCGCCCGGACTGGCTGATACTTAATGAGAGCCGCCTCGAGTTGGATCGGGCGACTGGGAAGTGGAAAAGGCGGGAGCAATACCGCGAATGCTTTGTCGAAAATGGCCGATATGGCGCCCGTGAGTGGGTGAAATCGTCCAGCGGATGGAGCGCGACTGAGGCTGTCGAAGCGGCGACCCGCAAGCGCGAGGCGCTCAACGAACTGCCGTTCGTCTTCATCGATACCAACGACCTGACGCCCGATCCGGACGATGTGCCGCTATACGGGCTCGGCAAGCTGGCGGTGCGGGTCTACCGGCTTGATGCTGACTATACCTTCGCCCTGCACATGACGAGCGAGCCGACGCCCTGGGCCAACGGCTTTGCCGATCCTGCCGAAGCCGTGAAGAATGGGCAGGCGCCGACCACGCTTGGATCGTCGAAGCTCTGGCTGCTGCCCGAGGGCGCGACGGCGGGCTATCTGGAATTCACAGGTCCCGGCCTCGATGCCCAGCAAAGGGCTATCCAGAACAGCCTAGACCGCGCCATCATCTTCGGCGCCAACCTGTTGGCCGACACGGGCAAGACCGCGGAGTCGGGTGAAGCGATCAAGCTTCGCCTGGGCAACCAGACCAGCACGCTCAAGACCATTGCCATGACCTCAGCGGCGGGGTTGGAGCGGGCCTTGCGCAATCTGGCGACGTGGGTGGGGGAAGACCCCGAAAAGGTCGTGGTGACGCCCAATCTCGACTTCTTCGACCACACGCTCTCGCCACAGGAAATCCTTGCGATCGTGTCGGGCTGGCAGTCCGGCGCCTTCTCGAAGCAGACCATGTTCGATCGTTTCAAGAAGGGCGAATTGGTTCCGGCCGAGCGCACCTTTGAGGAGGAGCAGGAGCTGATTGCCGCCGAAGGTGGCGGGCTGGGCGATCCGGACCTGACGGACGAAGATGGCAACGGTCAATGAGGCGATCCGGGATCTGGAGATCAGGCACCAGGTCAACGTACAGCGCCTATCGTCGGCCACGCTCAGAAAGCTCATCCCACTGCTGGATAAGGCGGATGGGGAGATCGTCGCCAAGCTACTCTCTCGCGGCGCGACGTTGGAAGGGTCGTTCACTTCGGTCAGGCTGCAAAAGCTGCTCGACGCGATCCGCGACATCAACCATGCCGCTCATGTGGCGGCTGGCAAAGTACTGACCAGGGAACTGCTGGCCATCGCCGGCTATGAGGCCGGATTTCAGCAGCGGCTGATCGGATCGGCGCTTCCCATTGCATGGGACTTCGTATCGCCGTCTGCGGAGATGCTGAAGGCTGCGGTCACCGCGCGGCCGTTCCAGGGGCGCTTACTCAAGGAATGGGTCTCCGAACTCGACCAGGCCAAGGGCCGCCGTCTTCGTGATGCTATCCGACTCGGGGTCATCCAGGGCGAAACAGTCGACCAGATCGTCCGCCGGGTGCGGGGCACCAAGGCGCTGAACTATGCCGACGGCGTGATGAGTATCGGTCGGCGAGGCGCAGAGGCCATGGTGCGGACTGCGGTGGCCCATACGACCACGGCGGCCCGCGATGAACTCTATGCCGCCAATGCTGACCTGATCGCGGCGGAGCAGTGGGTGTCCACGCTCGATACGCGGACCTGTCCGCACTGCATGGGGCTGGACGGGCAGAAGCTTGCGGTGGGAAAGGGAACGAGGACGCCGGCGCATATAGCCTGCAGGTGTATCCGCGTTCCCATCACCCGGTCATGGCGTGAGCTGGGCTTCGATATCGACGACCTTCCGGCCGGCACCCGCGCCAGCATGAATGGGCAGGTCAGCGCTACGGAGACCTATGACAGCTGGCTCCGGAAGCAGCCCGCCGCCGTTCAGGACGAGGCCTTGGGGCCATCGAGGGGCGCGCTGTTCCGCTCGGGCGGTCTGTCGGTGGACCGGTTCACCAACCGAGCCGGTGATGAACTCAGCCTGGAACAGCTTAAGGCGAAGGAAGACGCGGCCTTTGGCCGGGCAGGGCTGAACAACCCCATCAAGTCGCCACCGGGCGCGCCGCGGGATGCCATTGCGGCATTCCTCGATGATGTTGAAGCCCAGCGCGATCTCCTGCGGGCGGAGATGCCCGACTACGATCACCATCGGCGCGTCGTCGAGAGTGTGATAGCGGCGAACCGCTGGAAGGCCCAGACGGAGCCGGTCATGGGTGTCAGGCACTACACCGGTGCCGCCTATGAAGGCTGGAACCGGCGCCTGCGCGAAGGGCAGGGCACGCTGACCGACAGGAAAATGACCGCACTGACGGCCAAAGGGGTCGACCAGATGCCGCCTCACAAGGGCGAAATCTGGCGGGCTCCGATGCGCAATGCGCAAGGCGGTGATCGCCTCTGGAATGAGGCCGTGATCGGCCAGCCCCTGGGTCTGAAGGAGCAATTCCAGTCCTTCACCGCCAGCCGCGAAGTGGCAGTGAGCTGGTCGTCGTCGTCAAACCTTGTGGTCTATGCGAAATCGACGCCACGCGGCGCCATCATCGACAAGGTGAGCCAGCATCCTTCGGAGAGGGAGGTTTTGCTGCCGCCTGGACTGCGGTATAAGGTGATCGAGAAGCGTGTCGAAGACGGCATTCGCGTCATCGTCGTGGAGATTGAAAATGGGAACTGACCACCGTCAGGACTATTCGATCCTGCGTCTCTATCTGGTAGGGGCGCGGATGCATGACGACTATTCGCGTGATGATGCTGTCGAGGACTTCGTGCGGATGCACCCGGATGCTGATCCGGCTGAGGTGCGCGCCGAACTCGACCGGGAGATGGCCAAGGAACTGGCCGCGTCGTGAAAGACGATTTCCGCGACCGCTCCCATCTGACCACTATTGATGGTGACCGCCCAGCAGGAATGCCGCGGGCAGGGCGACGTACCGCCCTCGACCAGGATGAGCAGGTGACTTGCCCTCAATGCCTTGCCGATACCGGTGTTGAAACCAGCGCCGTGGTTGAGGTGACCGTGGCGCCTCGGCGCTCGCCGACAGGTAGGAAGGTTGGCGGGACCAAGCAATGGGTTTGTGCTCACTGCTTGGCGCGTGGGAAGGTTACACAGCTAATCAACTAGCGCTTTGACTTTGGAACGTCCCAATCACCGTCGAATAGCGGGCGAAATCTTTGAATTGTTCGAATGTCGGTTGGTCTGCTGACGACGACGGTTAGGGGGTCCTTGTTAGTGCAATCGAGATCCACCAGAATTTGCGGCGCCTTCCGCTGATCGAGCTTAATGATCGCCTCAAGGCGGCCAAAATAGAGCGTCACGATGTTGATGTTTTCCATCACGGCTCTTGTCGGGCTTGAGGTGATGTCCGCTATGTCGTCACCAACCACGATCTGCGGACGGACGAGAGCAATTTGGGTTTGGAATGGTGCCCCTTCGAATAAGTGCCCTCGAATTAGGTCCGCATATTTTTCCCCCAGAAAGCTCCCTTCCTTCCGAAGGATTTGGTTGCGATCGAACCGCCAAGCCACCGACAAAAGGAACCTGGTTAGCAAATCAGGCTGGGGATTGGCTACTTTCGCGGCCTCGCTGATGCCTGACTTATTTTGCAAGTTGGAAACAGCCCGGACGATCGATACGCCGTAGGTGTCGAGCTGATTTAACTGCCGTTCGTGAGTGGCGCAAAGCAGGCCCCTCGCACTAAACCCACTCTGCGTGATGCCAACCCGGCGCTCATCAACTGTGATGACGTTCAGGTTCTTTGCCCCCGCGCGCAAATCAAGCGCGAGCGCCTTGGGCACAATGTGGTTGTGCGTAGCGGAGATTTCCCCGCACACAGCGCATGCGTTCAATTTGATCCCCCCCAAAAAGCCCCGCTCCGTTGGCGGGGTTTTTCATGCCCGCGAGCCGGGCGCAACCCAAGGAGATGCCCGATGGGCCTCAAATCCATCTACACCTCGCTGGATGATATCCCCGAGGAGCACAAGTCCTTCTACAAGGAAGACGGCGACAAGTTCGTCCTCGATATCGAGGGCATCGATGATCACCCCAAGGTACGGGGCGTCATCACCGCCAATCGCGAGAACGTCAAGAAGCGCGACGAATATAAGGGCAAGGTGGCCGAGCTCGAGCAGAAGCTGGCCGAAATCCCCGAAGGTTTCGATGCCGAGGAATATTTGGCTCTCAAGGCGAAAGCCGGCGATCTCGACGACCAAGGCCGCAAGAAGGCCGAAGATGAGCACCTTCAGTCGCAGCGGCAGCTTTATGAGCAGCGCATTGCCAACCTGACCAAGAAGCACGAAACCGACCTGGCCACGCTTACCGAGCAGCTCGCCGAGCGCGATGGCTATATCGACAAAACCACCAAGCTCGATGTTCTGCGCAAGTCCTTGCGTGACGTCGGCATCGACCCTGATTTCGAGGACGTTGTCGTCGACCACCTTTCCCCGTCCATCAAAGTCACGCGCGCCGACGACGGCAATCGGAAAGCCTTCGTGGAAACCGACCTCGGCGAAGTGGATGTCGCGTCCTTCGTGAAGGACTGGACCGCGTCGAAGGGGCAGAAATTCCTCGGCAAGGCGACCGGTCCCAGCCCTGAAGGCAACAAAGGGGGTGGCCGTGGCAATAGGCTTCCCGCCGGTGATTTCGGCGGCGACAAGAGCGATCGCACCAAGGCGATTGCCGCGAAGTTCCCCGAACTGGCTCAGCAATAGCCAGGTTCTCCTTCGGCTGCCCTCGATGGGGTGCGGCCCCGGCGCGACGCGCCACTCAGCCGGACTGACGGCACCCCAACTCCCCAATCCCGAACATTGAGGTTCAGCTATGTCCCTGTCTCAGATGCAGGTCTTCAACAAGTACATCATGCCAGCGACGATCGAGACGCTGGCGCAGTTGGTCGAGAAGTTCAACGGTGCCTCGGGCGGCGCGATCCGCCTGACCACCGAGGGCTTCGAGGGCGACTTCCTTCAGGAATCGTTCTATGCCGCCATCCACTCGGCCAGGCGCCGCGTCGATCGCTATGCGACCAATGCCGCGGCTACGCCCACCGACCTGACCCAGCTCAAGCACTCTTCGGTCAAGGTGGCCGGCGGCTTCGGCCCCGTCCGCTTCGAGCCGTCGCAGATGACCTGGCTCAACAAGCCGACCGCCGAAGGTATCGAGGTGGCCTCCCGCAACTTCGCCGAGGCACTGCTGCAGGACCAGCTCAACACCTCCATCGCAGCTCTTGTGGCCGCCATCGGCAACCAGGGCTCCGCAACCACAGTGGACGTGTCCGCCACCAAGAAGGTGGACTATGTGGCGGTCAATGACAGCCATGCACTGTTCGGCGACCACTCGCCACTGCTGGTTGCGCAGATCATGGATGGCGTGTCCTACCATGGTTTTATCGGCCAGAACCTGACCAATGGCGAGACGCTATTCCAGGCCGGCAATGTCCGCGTGGTGGATATTCTCGGCCGTGCGGTTGTCGTGACGGACGCGCCGGCGCTCTACAGCGCCGGTGAAGTTGGCCCTCCGGAGGTGCCGGCCAAGCGCCGTGTGCTCTCACTGTCCTCCAATGCCGCCGTGGTGCACGACAGCCGCGACATCATCTCGAACATCGAGACGAGCAACGGCAAGGAGCGCATCGAGACCACGCTGCAGATCGACTACACCTTCGGTCTCGGCCTCAAGGGCTACACCTGGGACGAGGCCAATGGCGGCAAGTCTCCGACCGACGCCGAGCTGAGCACCGGCTCGAACTGGGACAAGTCCGCCACCTCGATCAAACACACGGCCGGCGTCATGGCCATCGGCCAGGCCTGATCACTGGCTTTGGCAGTGGAGGCGGGTTCGCTCGCCTCCATCACCAAGGCCAGAATGGAGATCATCATGCCGAAGATCGTCTTGGATAAAGTCGCATATGTCCGTCACCCCGTATTGCCCGAGCTGAAGCGCAAGCTGAACAGTGAGGGATTTCAGATCATTGATGCTGCCTTCGCCCCGGAAGGCACCGAGATCGTCAATGGCTCCGGTACTCCTTCCGACGACGTTCAGGATGTCGCGCAGCTCAAGGTGGCGAAGGGCGCGGGCGGCAAATGGTTCGTCAAGCATGGCCGCAAGAACGTCAAGGGTCCGTTCGAAACCGAAGCAGAGGCCGAGGCCGCCATGGTCACGCCCGATGGCATTCCGACGCCCATTCCCGAAGCGTGGGAAGCCATGACTGACGAGGAACTGGTGAAGCTGGCCGGGGAACTGGCCGGCGAGCCGGTGATCGAATTGAACGGCCAGACTCCGGCCGATCGCGCCAAGTCCATCATTCAGGCGACGGTTGCCGATCGGGCAAGCCGGGCCAACGGCCAATGACAACGATTGCCTACAAGGCGGGCATCATGGCTGCGGACACACGCGCATATGGCGGTTTCAACACGCCACTTGGACAAAAGCGCAAAATCCGTCGCCTGCCGGACGGCACGCTGATCGGCTGTTCGTCCAATCAGGTCGGTCTCGGTGAGGCTGTCATGGACTGGTATGAGGCCGGCGCCGATCCAGAGAAAGGTCCGAAGGCAGACGAAACCAAGTTCACCCTGCTGGTTGTCAAACCGAATGGGGAAGCGTTCTACGGCTATGACAGCTTCTATCTCTCCGGCCCGATCAGGGCTGATTGCTTCGCTGTGGGCAGTGGGGAAGGGCTGGCCCACGGCGCCATGCGTGCCGGGGCATCCGCGGAGCGCGCCGTCGAAATCGCGTGCGACGCCGACATTTGGTCGGGCCTTCCGGTTCTTACCGTCTCGCACGAGGGTTGATCATGCTGTCCTACACCGAAGCTGCCGTCACCGTTGCAGAGGCCGACGCATATGCCGCCCTCCGGGCGTGGTCGGACTGGACCGGTACGGACCAGGTCAAGACCGCGGCGCTGCGTCGGGGACAGGACTATATCGCCGGAATCGGAAATGGCCGATGGTCGACTGGTTGGGACAACGATGCGGCGCCGGAACCGGTGAAGTTCGCCATCATCGAAGCTGCCCGTCGCGAAATGGTCGCCCCCGGTTCCTTGGCCCCCGACTATGTCGCTTCACGCGTGGTCTCTCGTGAGAAGAAGAAGGTCGGGCCTCTTGAGAAGGAGCTGGAATACGCGCAGGCGTCCAGCGCGGCCGCCGTGCGACCGAACATTGCGATAATCGACCAACTCCTCGCCGGCCTTCTCACCGCCGCAGGCGGGGCTTCTGTGGACCTTCTGCGGGTGTAACTATGAAGCCCGTAGATCAGACCCAATTCGCCGGTCAGGGCGCTGGCGGCGATTGCGTGCGAGCTTCGCTCGCTTCGATTCTGGAGCTTTCGATTGCCGAAGTGCCTCACTTCCTTGAGATCGCTGCCCAGCCCTCTCACTGGGAAATCGAGTTTGTCGAATGGCTCGAAGCGCTGGGCATCGGCGTTTGGCGCGAGGAAGGCCACTATGTGTTCGATGGCTTCTATCTAGCTTCCGGACCGGCAGAGCGCGGTGTGAGCCACATGGTGGTGTATCGGAACGGCGAACTCGCCCATGACCCGCACCCCTCGCGCGCCGGACTGATTGACGTTGCGTGGTCGAGGATGCTTGTTCCGCTGGACCCCGCCATTCTTTTGAGGGCGTGAAGATGGCAATCGAGAAGTTCGACTACATCGAGAGCCAGCAGGACGCCGATGAACTTATCGAGGAATTCGGCCAGGTCGGCGCTATCCCGCGGACAGTCATGGGGCCACCGCCTAACGAATGGACGCCGGGGGAGGGCACGAAGGTCTATCACGCCATCAAGGTCGCCGTGCTGCCGATAAACCTGCAAGACGCCGGCAAGGATATCGGCGGTACCGTCATCAAGGCCACCGATGTCCAAATCCTCGGCTCGGTTTCAGGGCTTTTGATCACGCCAACGACGACCGACACCATTCTGGTCGATGGCGCCTTTAATGGGGATGTCTACGAGGGTGGGAGGTCACTCACCATCATTCGTTGCAACACCCTGGCACCAGCCGGCGTCCCGGTGATGCACGACATGCTGGCGTCGGCCTGATGGTCTTCGCCAACGACGTTTCCAAGTGGACGGCAAAGACCCAGGCCAAGATCGAAACGGCCATTCGCAAGATCGCCATCGATGTCTTTGCCGAGGTCATCATGATGAGCCCCGTCGATACCGGGCGCTTCCGTGGGAATTGGCAGGTGGCCATCGGCAGCGTGCCTACGGGCACGCTTGAGATCGACGACAAGACCGGCACTGCAACGCTGAGCAAGGCGCAGGCGACCGCGATGGGCCTTGAGGCCGGGCAGTCGATATTTCTCGTGAACAACCTGCCGTATGCCATGGCCCTTGAGTATGGGCTCAGCCAGCAGGCACCTGGCGGCATGATCCGGCTGACTGTGCAGCGCTGGAAGCCAATCGTCGAGGCAGTGGGCCGTGAATTGAGTCGGGAGTAGGCAATGGCGACAGTCGAATCCGGCATTCAGACAGCGCTATTTGCGCGCGCCGCGTTGCTGGTGCTTTCGCCGGCCCATCCCGTGGCCTGGCCCAATGTCAGCTTCACGCCGCCCGCCAACAAGAAATACCTGCGGGTCTCTCATCTGCCCAACACCACTGATCGCCTGTTTGTCGGTAATGCCGATCCGCATCGGCACCAAGGCATCCTTCAGATCATGGTCTGCGCGCCACTGAATAGCGGCGAGGCAGCGGCCCGCGAGCTCGCCGGGCTCGTTGCCAGCCACTTCCCGCCCGGACTGACGCTCTACAGCGGCGGTGTGCGGGTCAAGATCACGAAGCGGGCCAACATCGCATCGGCGCTGCTGACCAATACCGAGATGCAGATCCCGGTCAGCATCGAATACCAGGCCTTCAACTAGGAGCCAGTCATGAACATCGTCTATTCCCGCACCAAGGTGCAGGGCGCCGCCTATCGTCCCGATGTGCGCGTCCTCAACCCCCGCTTCTTCACCGAAGTCAGTCCCAAGGCAACGGCCGTATTCATCAATGGCGACTATCCCGATATCCGGGCTGCCTATGGCGCTGCTGGCATCCCGGTGGCCGACTTCACCACCATCAGCGCCGTGCCGACGATCCCCCAGGCCGCCAAGGGCAAGACCAAGTAGCCGCCGCCTAATAGCCGATCCACCCAGCCCGCCGAGAGCGGGTTTTTTCATGTCGGAAGGAACCCGAAATGACCATCACCACGACCGGCGGTGCCGGGCTTTATATCGGCGGGACGACCGCCATTGATTTTACCACCGACCAGTCCGCGCTCGACGCCTTCGAGGCGATCGACAACTGGGTGAAAATCGGCGAAATCGAAGACCTGGGCGAGATTGGCGATCAGTCCGCCGACGTGACCTTCAATTCGCTTGGTGCGAACCGTGTTCGTCACCTCAAGGGCTCGCGTGACGCCGGCACCATGACGGTGGTCACTGGCGACGATCCGCAGGACGTTGGCCAGCAGGCGCTTCGCGCTGCCGAAAAGACCAAGTTCAACTACAATTTCAAGATCGTCTATGAGGACGCGCCCGACGCGAGCAGCACCGACAGCGTGGACTATTTCCGCGCCCTGGTCATGTCGGCTCGCAAGAACAACGGCACCGCCGACAACGTGATGCGCCGCACCTTCGCGCTGGGCATCAACAGCCCGGTCATCACGGTGGACAGCGATACTGTTGCCACGCTGACCATGGTTCCGGCCGCCGGCGCCCTGACAGGTGGCACTGAAGGCGTGGCCTATACTGAAACCATCTCGGTTTCGAATGAAATCGGGCCGCCGAGCTTTGCCGTGACGGCCGGAGCGCTGCCGGCCGGCGTGACGCTCGCAGCCGCGACCGGCGTTCTGTCCGGTACCCCGACCACGGCCGGGGCCTACAGCTTCACCATCACCGCCACCGATGCTTACGGCAATAGCGGCAGCGCCGCCTACACCCTGGCCGTAGCCTCGCCGTAACCAGACCCGGCCCGACAGCCGGCTTCGCACGTCGCTTAGGCGACCAGCGGGAGCGTGTCGGCGCTCCCGCGCCCTTCCGACAAAGGATAGACCACTATGGACCTTGCAACCCTCGAGCCGACTGCCGACAGCGTGCCGGTGCCTCTTCGCCACCCCACCACCAACGAGCGCTTGACCAGCGATGAAGGCGCCCCGATCACGATCAGCATCGTGGGTATGGACAGCGAGCAGTTTCGCACCCGTCATCGCGCTATCATCAATCGCCGTCTGAACGCTGGGAAGAAGGTGAAGGTCACTGCCGAAGAGATCGAGGCCGAATCCATCGACACGATCGCCGCCTGCATCACTGGCTGGCAGTATGTGGAACTGGACGGCAAGATCCTTGAATTTTCCAGGGCCAACGCCAAGACGTTGCTGACCCGGCTGCCGTGGCTTCGCGAACAGCTCGACGAGGCCATTGCTGACCGTGCAAATTTCTTGAAGACCTCGCCGACGACCTGATTTCGTTTGCGAGGTCGGCTTTTGCCCAACGCCGACCGAACGAGGAACCACCCGAGCCGCCGCTTGATACGGCCCATATCTGGGCATGGTTCCTCGATCTTCACGCCGCCCGGTCGTCCGGCATGGCGGCCAATCCCATCAGCTTCACCGAGATTGACGCCTACTGCCGGCTGACGCGCACGGTCATGACGCCATGGGACATAGGGCTGATCCGTCAGATCGACGCCATTGCGCTTGCGCCTGCCGCAGGGAAGGGCGCTCAGCGACCGAGGCCCGGAGAAGGTGTCGGACGGCCGCCAGCGAGCCCCGCTGACGTGGCAGAGGCCAAGCAAATCGTCCGGGGCATCGCCAAGGATCGCCGCGTCGTCAAGCGCAGGCCAAAACCCAGACTATAGGAGCGCACACCATGGACCTGGCCCGCCTTGGCGTCGAAATCTATGAGAAAGGCATCAAGGCCACTACGGAAGACCTGCGCGCTTTCGAGGGCCAGGCCAAGAAGGCGGAAACGGCCACTGCGCTACTGATGAAAGCGGCGGGGCTATTGGGCGCCGTGTTCAGCGTCACCAAGCTGATCGACTATACGAACCGCTGGACGGACCTCAATAGTCGTATCGTCATCGCCACCGGATCGATCTCAGCCGGCGCAGCGACGATGGATCGCTTGTCCGCGATGGCCCGTCGCACATATTCCAGCCTTGAGCTGACGGCTGAAAGCTTCCTGCGCAACTCCACGGCAATGCGTGACCTGGGCTATTCCACGAACCAGACGCTCGACTTCGTGGAATCCATCAACAACGCGCTGGTGGTGTCCGGTGCCAAGGGCGAGCGCGCCGAGAGCGTCATGAATGCCTTGGGCAAGGCCATGGCGCTGGGCAAGCTATCCGGCGATGAGCTCAACACCGTCATCGCATCTGGTGGGCGCATCGCCGAGGCGCTGGCCGATAGCATGGGTGTGACGACGGTCCAACTTCGAAAGCTGGGCCAGGAAGGCAAGATCACCGGACAAGCGATCTATGAGGGGCTGACCGAGCAACTGGAGACGCTGCGCGCCGAAGCCGACTCCATGCCGGCGACAATCGGCGACGCCTTCGTGCTGCTCAACAACTCGATCATGAAGACAGTCGGAACGCTCGACCAGATGACGGGAGCGTCTAGCAAGGTTGCCGAAGGCATCATCTGGGTCGCCGACAATCTGGAGATGTTCGCGCCGATTCTCTCGGGCGTCGCTGGGGTGATCGCTGTCGCGCTGATCCCGGCCTTGGCGTCGGCCACCGCTGCAACATGGGCGCTAACCGCTGCGCTGCTCGCCAATCCACTGACGTGGGTGGCTCTCGCCGTGGGCGCTGTTGTGGCAGCAGCCGTCCTGCTGATCCAGCGCATGGGCGGCGTGGAGGAAGCGTTCCTCACTGTGCAGACTATCGCGATGGACGTGTGGGAGCGCATCAAGGCAGGCGGCCAGTCGCTTGCGGACGTGATGTCCGGCGTGGCGCTGATGCTTCAGGGTGCATTCACGCGAGCCTTTGCCAACATTGCACAGGGCTTCGCCGGTCTTGTTTCCAGCATGGGCGGAGCCGCAGGAATGTTCGGGCTCGACGCCGCTGGCGCTGCCGAGTTTGCTAAGGGGCTTCATACCCAGGCAGCGGCCTATGAGGCGGGGTCGCAGATCGCGTTCGGCAATGCCGGAAGAAATTGGGGCAGGGCCACCGGACCCGGCGCGGCGATGGATAATGTTGGCGTCGGGGCCTCGTGGGGCGGTGTGCAGGATATGTTCGGCCCTGGCGCCACTGGTCTCGACGCACCAGGTGGCGCCGGTGGGGCAGGCGGGGGCAGCGGCCCTGCTGCGAAGGCCGACGAGTATGCCAAACTGACCGAATCCATCCTGGAAAACATCGAGGCTCTGAAGATCGAGGCGGAGACTCTTGGCCGGACCGATGTTGAGGCCACCAAGCTGGCCTCGACAAAGGAATTGATGCGCGCCGCTGAAGAGGCCGGACGCCCCCTCACCGAGGAACTGATTGGCGACATCAACGCCATGGCGACGGCCTATGCCGAGGCCGAGCAGATCGTTGCCGGGGTGCAGCTCACGGTCGGCAATCCCGAACCCTGGGAGGTTATGCGCGAAGAACTGGCAAGTCTCGATGCGGCGTTGGCAGCCGGCGCCATATCCTGGGACCAGTATAACGCCGCCGTTATGCGCTCCATGGCTGGTGCGGCGAATTCGACGCTTGGAGCCATGGGCCAGATTTCTGGCGCCTTGGCGCAAGCATTCGAGGGGAACAAAGCCTTCGCCGTCGCGAATGCCATCATCAATACCGCCGAGGGCGTTACCAAGGCTCTGGCTCAGGGCGGCATGTTTGCATTTCCGATCGCGGCCGCGCTGGCCGTCGCTGGTGCGGCACAGGTCGCCACCATCCTGAGCGCCAGTCCGGGAGGCGGCACTTCGGTTCGGGCACCGTCTTCGTCGGCGCCTCCGATGCAGAGCGCTCCGCAGCGCCAGCAGCAGGATCGGCCACCGGAGCGCATGGATATCACCCTGCGCGGGCTCGATAAGAGCGCCATGTACAGCGGCGAGAACCTCGAAGCCTTCCTGCGCGCCCTTGAGGAGCGCTCGGCAGACGGTCGCATCCTAAACATCAAGGTTGTCTGATGACGCTGATCCTGACACCCGCCTTCGTGGTTACAGGCGATGATCGCGATCCGACCGCTCCGGTGTTGGGTTGGACGAACTACGTCACGGTCCAGGGTGTCAGTGCAACCTACGAAACAGGTGAAAATCCCGCCACGAACCTGGCAAACCCAGCCACGAACCTGATCTGGCGTTCGACAAGCTCAGATGTCCAATACGTGACCTTCCTTATCGATGAAGAGGAGACGATCGACTATATCGGAATCGCCCGGCACAACTTTGGCTCAGGCGGGACCATCGTTGAGGTCGAAATCAGGCTCTTTGCCGATGACGAATGGTCCACGCTGGTCGAAGGCTTCGTCGTTGCCACCGACGCGCCGATCCTGGTGCGCTTTCTGAACACCTCGGTCAATGCGCTGCGCCTCAAGCTCACGCCACTGGCCGTGGTGCCAGAAATGGCCGTTGTGCACGTTGGCCGCATGCTGGTCATGCCCATCGGTATACCTGTCGGACATACCCCACTTATCGACGGCGTCACCACGCGCACCGCTTCGGGCAATTCTGAAGCAGGGGACTATCTGGGCTCCATCATGCTCAGCCAGAAACTGAGTACCTCGGTGGCGTTCCAGTACATCGAGGATAGCTGGTACCGCCTCAACCTTCGCCCGCTGGTCAAGGCGGGCCGTGGAACCCCGTTCTTCTACTCCGGGCTGCCCAACAGTCACCCGGAAGAAGCGGGCTATGCGTGGCTCATCAGCGATCCTAGGCCGTCTTTCATCGAGGCCGGCTGGGTGAACATCACACTCGATATCGGCGGTATCGTGGAATGATCCGGAAGCGTGTCCAGTATATCGAGATCGACGTCGAGACATGCTCGCTTGACTATGGCGTGGCGCCTTGCACGGCGGCGCTCGGTGTCACTGGCGACATCAAGTGCACCAACACGGCAGCGACGTGTCAGGCGCGAGATATCTATGCACCGCAGATCGTGACCATGCGCTTTGCTGTGGATGTGGGTGGCTACCTGCCTCGGGACATCACGGCCATCCCCAACATAGAAAGCCACGACGATATCGCCTTCACGGCCGGCCAGATATCGCTGGGTCAAACGCTGGGCACCAGATCATCGCTGAAGGTCACGTTCCGAGACCATCCGCATTCGGATGCCGGGGCTGGTTATGACCCATATGCGGCGGAGCGAGGCTACGATCCGTTCAGGCGCGGCAGCCACTGGGGCAAGTTCCGCGCGCGACAGCCCTATCTTCAGGGGCGGCCACTGCGATGGATACAGGGTTTTGCCGATCAGGCTCTGGCGGACATGGATGTGCGTCATTTTTTCATCGAGAGTTTCAACGGGCCCGGCCTGGACGGACGCTATTCCCTCACAGCCAAGGACATCCTGAAGTTCCTTGACGATGACCGTGCGCTGGCGCCGCGGCCTAGCAATGGCGAGTTGGCGACGGTCTCTCTCGCCCCCTCCGACATCGCGGCCACATTGCAACCTGCTGGTATCGGGGACGCGGAATATCAGACCGAAGGCTATCTGACCATTGGCGGCGCCGAGATTGTCGGTTTCACTCGTGTGGGCGATGCCCTGACCATCGTTCGCGCTCGGCTGGGCACTGATGCCGGTGATCATGACCGCGGCGACCGCATTCAAACGCTCCTGCAATACGACCAGCAGAAGGTCTCGGACATTCTATTTGACCTTATGACCGAGTATGCAGGCGTTGACCCATCCTATATCGACCTCGATGATTGGCATGATGAGGATGACGCCTATATCGGCCGCCTTTACACCGGCAACATCGCCGAGCCGACCGCGGTTCGGAAACTGGTCAACGAGCTGATCGAGCAGGTGGGCCTGGCCATCTGGTGGGACGATGTTCACCAGAAGGTCAGGTTGCAGGCCTTGCGCCGTATTCTCACTGGCGCGGGGAGGATCACGCCCAGCAACGTTGATGAGGGCACTCTTACAATCCGGGAGCAGCCGACCAAGCGGCTTTCGGAAATGATGATCAACTACGGTCTCCGGAGTCCGCTGCATCCGCTGACCGAGTTCACCAGCTACCGGGAAAGTCGTTTTCTGCGCAGCGGCGTTGCCGTGGCCGACTATGGCACGCCGGCTTTCCGCGAAGTGTTTTCCCGCTGGATCGCTCGTTTCCAGACAAATACGGCTTCGCGCGTTGGCGCCATTCAGATTGGCCGGTTCCGCGATCCCCCGCGACAGTTCACATTCTCGATGTTCCGCCAAGAGGGTGGCCTGGTGCCCGAGCAGGGCGGCGGTTATCTCCTATCGGGCTGGCAGCCGCTACAGGACGAAACCGGCGCACCAAATGATGTGCCGGTCCAGATTACGCGGCTGACCCCGTTGCCGGATCGGTTCCAGATCGAGGCGGAAGAAATGACCTTCGCCGACCTTAACCTCGGCGATATCGGCGATCCTGATCCGCCGCCGCCGCCGGATAGTCCGGTGGAGCGCATTATCATTCTGGGCGACGCGGCCAACGTCAACCTGCGCGCGGTCTACAACTCGATCTACGCCGACTTCAGCACTGCAACCGAAGAAGACAAGCTCCCGATCACCTTCATCGTCCCGTCGGGGCGGCACATCCGCTCCACAACTGGAGGGCCGGCGCTTACCACCGGATCGTTCCCGACCAACATCGTCACCCTGAAACTCATCGTACGCGGACGGGTGCAAGGCAGAGGTGGCACGGGTGGGCGGGGCGGCACACAAAACGGATTCTCCCAAGCGCAGCCTGGGGCTCCCGGTGGCATCGCGCTGCAAGCTACCGTCGCACTCGATATCGAAATGCAGGCTGGTGAAATCTGGGGCGGCGGTGGCGGCGGTGGTGGCGCGGCAACGCGCGGCGGCTGGACCTTTAACACTCGCGGCGGTGGCGGCGGTGGTGGCGCGGGCAATGCTCCTGGTGGTGGCGGATTTGGGCCCGACCAAGCTGCTGAGGGTTCGTCCGGGACGGCCACGGCTGGCGGTCCAGGTGGCTATTCATGGACCAAGGATGCCTGGTGGGAATGGGAATACCCCTTTCCAAGCGTTTCCGGTGGTACTGGCGGCGCTCCCGGTGCGGCAGGCCTACCTGGAACGGCTCAGTCGGGCTCGCCAGTTGGTGCGCCCGGTGCCGGCGGGGCGGCTGGTCCGTCCATCAAAGGCATAGGGTTCGTGGTAATCACGGGCTCGGGGTCAATTCTCGGCCCGCAAATCGTATAGCGCCGGTCGGCGCATCCCTTCATGACTGGAGACTGAATATGGCCCTTGCACGCTACGAAGGCGTTGCTCAGGACAGAGCCGGCAACGTGATCCCATTCGCCACCATCGAGGTGCGCAAGGATCAGCCTGGTCGACCTGTCGTGCCGCTGTTCTCGGATAGGAACGGAACGGTCGGGATCGGCAACCCCATCACGGCCAATGAATTGGGCCAGTTCGGCTTCCATGTCTTGGGCGGAGTTTACTACATTCGGGTCTTCACGGGTCCGACGCAGGCACCGTTTCAGCAGTTCACCAAGCGCTATGTGGCCGTTGGCACAGCCGCCGAGCGCGATGTCGAGGAGCTTGCGTCGTCGCTCAATGCAGGCATGGGGATCTTCGCCACCTTCGCGGGGCTGGAACTGTTCACGCCCGAGGCCGATAACGTCGGCGCACGGGTGATCAACGATCCGAATCCTGCGCTGAACGGCGACTATCTCTACGTCACCGATACATGGGTGAAGCAGCGAGGTCTGCCAGACACTCTGGCGCGCATGGATATCGTTGGCGGCACAGCGGATGCGATCGAGGCCGCCATCGCGCCTGGCGTCGATCCTGCCGCTGTTGTGATGCTTCTCCTGACCCCTGCGGCGGCGAACACCGGCCCCGTCACAATCAACGGCATCGACCTGGTCGCTTTCGATGGGGCGCCGCTCGAAGCCGGCTGGCTTGAGGCAGGTGTGCCTGTGCTCCTGTTTGCCAATGGCGACGGTGACTATCAGCTCACGAGCGACGTTCGTTTCCAATCGCTTGCCGCCGAGACCTTCGCTGCTCGGGATGAGACGATCACTGCTCGCGACAAGGCAGAGGAATGGGCGGAAAACCCCGAGGATGTGGCGGTTGAGCCGGGCCAGTTCTCAGCCAAGCATCATGCGATCAAGGCGGCTGCATCGGATGTCGCCGCGGCCGGCAGCGCCTCGACGGCCACAACCCAGGCGGGGTTGGCGGTCGACGCGAAGAATGCTGCAGAAGCTCTTTATGGGGACCTTGCAGCGGTTGAGCAGGCAAGGGACGAATCTCAGGCCGCGGCCATTGTTTCGCAGGCCGCCCGTGATGCTGCCATTGCCGCGGCGGAGGCCTCCGGCGATGTCGTATTCTACGACAACAAGGCCACTGCAACCGCCGCTGTTGGCGGGCTTCCTGACCAGCAGATCGTCGAGGTGTTCAACGACGAGGACGAGGGCGGTGCCCGTACCCGCTACCGCGTCGAAAGTGGCGTGCTGGTGTTCAAGACGGTAGCCGGCATGGGTGTTGACGACGCATTTACTCCCACCTTCACCGGAGCCGTGTCGACCACAATCAGGAGCATTCTCGAGCGCGAAGTGCAGGGCCTCGGTACTGATCGGGCGACCGACAACACGTCAGTATTGGAAGCGGCATGGGCACGCGCCACCGGCACTGTGTACGACAATATCACGGGCGAATTGTCGTTCATGGACATGGCCAACTACGACATGAAGCTCCCGCCGGGGCGGTTCCTCTATACGGGCGGCGGCCTGGACTGGATCACCCGCGCGCCGATCGCCCTCAAGGGCGCCGGCGCCCACCTGACCGAGATCGTGCTGCCCGACGACGTCTACTTCATGGACCTCGACGGCTATATCACCGCCATCGATGTGCAGGGGATCAAGTTCACCGGCGGCAAGGGCGCCTATCGCAGCACCAGCACCTCCAACAATGTGGCCGGCCGGCGCGTCTGGCGGGACTGCATCTTCTCACTCTATACCGAATGCGCCGTCGCCGAAAACGGCGTGGACAGCCCAAACTCGGAAATTGTCGGCAATATCTTCGTTGGCAAGGGCGGTGAACCGACCATCGGCGTGGCGCTTTCCGGCTATACCGACATCACGGTCATCCGCCGCAATATGTTCCTGCGGAACAAGATCAACATCAAGCTGCAGTCGGCCATCCGGGAGGGGCAGAACGACCTGGGCCCGGGCCCTAACACCTATATCGGCGAAAACGATATGACCCGGTTCATCGGGACGGATACGCCGACCGTGAAGGTGGCCGATATCTGGATCGAGCCAAACCCCGAGATAGCCACCAACGCGGGCTATGGCCTGGTCATCGCTTCCCAGAAGTTCGGCAACGAGAACTATGTCGACGGCCAGTACAAAATCCTGGTCGCCGACGTGGACCGCACTGTGGGCACCGAAAATGGCTCGCAGCACACCCACAAGACCACCAAGTCGAACGGGTACCTCGGTCTTCTCACCGTGGATAATAGCAACTTCCAGTATGCCGGCAGCGAGAACTATGAGGAGCCGGCACCTCTCTACAGCTTCACCCGGCGCCTTCATGGCCTGCGCTGGAGGGAAGGCAACACGGTCACCGGCACCCCGCCGAAATTCGCCGCGGTGCAGTTCGACCCGGCGGCCGAGTATGCCGGGGAGGAGCCCATTGCTCATTCCATCGTCCAAGTCGGTCCGATGGAGTATGACAGCACCCGCCGCTACCGCGCCGTATCCGATCCGGGCATGGCGCTGGTGGTCGATCCGGCGCATCTGGTCCAGTCGGACCTCTCCGTGCCGGCGGTCCATCACGCCGGCTACGATCCGGCCTATGTGCAACTGCTGGCTTCGGGCACCGCGCATAGTTCGGGTGGCGTCAGCAACGCCACGCGCAGCGGCTCCCAGCCCGACATTCTGGGCGGCACCAATGCGACCGAGCTGACCTTCTCGACCGATACCGGCTTCCTCTATTTCCAGCCGGACAAGGCCAGCGTGGACAATGCGCGACTGGCTTGGTTCGAGGTGGACCTGAAGCAGGCTGCGAGCCAGGCCATTCTGGGCGTCATGATCGGCGTCCGCTCCGGCGATGGCTGGTGGATCGATCGCCGTGCCGTCCTCGTGCCGCCGAGTTGGCAGACTTTCCGCTTTCCGCTGGTGCTACCGCCGATCGGCGCAGCGCAATACCGCTTCCAGATCATGCCGATCGCGGCCGACTGGGAAACCGGTGTGGCGGAAAAGGTGCTAGTCGGCCGGCCCAAGCTCTATCACGCCCGCAACCCGGTCAATAACGGGCATCTGGAAATGCGCGGCTCCGGACAGTGGAATGGCGAGCACGGTATCCTGGGCACGGCGATGCGCTTCTTCGTCGATGCCGGGAACCGCCTGCGGCTCAAGTTCAGCTCGGCCGCGCCGACCAGCGACACGGATGGTGCCATTGTGATGACTTACCAGGTCGTGACCACGGGAACGCGCCCGACGACAAACCTTTTCCTCGGGCGCTTCGTGCTCGACCAAACCATCGGCAAATGGATCTGGTGGAACGGCACGAACTGGTCCGACACCATGGGTAATTCGGGCGTTTAGCCTCGCCTCTGCTGCTTCTTCCGCTGGAAAGCCAGCGGGATGGCATGCAGGGCCGTTAGGTGCGTTTTTCACAAGAGGCCTGTCGGCATTCCCTTATTTAGGCGGCATCGCTAAGCAGCAACGACGGTTCCAAATAGCGCATGCCGATCGTGATTGGCCTCTATCTGTATCACCCCTCTTCGCCGAGCAGCCACCCGACGCTGCACTCGACGACCAACGCAATCTCAATCAAGATTGGGACGCCAGGCCACCGCTTTCCGTGAGCCCATCGACTGACTACCGGGTGGGAGATGGCCCAGCCGCGCGCCCGCATCCGTCTCGCCAGTTCGGATTGGGACATCTCTTTCTTTTCCAGAGCTGTGCGAAGGCGATGGCCGAATACCTGGTTTGCACGAATACTCCGAGCATCCGCCTCTGCCCCTTCTCGAGTCATTAATGGAAATCCCAATTCCAGCGCCTCAAAATGTTGATCGAGGTCAAATAAGCACAATTGGAGATTGCCGAAAAGTTCGGGCTCGTCTCATGCTTTACGTCGGGCAGGGTTTACTCGCTCGACATCGGGCCGCAGACCTAACGGCGGGAAATCTTCAACAACAGGGCGTTGAGCTACGCTCCCTTATTTCGGCGTCAAACACTTGATTACATCAACGCCCGGTGTAGGCAGGCCGTCCAATGCGCACCTGTCAAAGAGAGGACCAAGCACGCTTCCCGTAGAAAAGCTTGAGCGTGGGGACTGTGATGCTGGCAGAAAAGTCGTTGCCGCGGGCAATCATCATGGTCAGGGCTGGCACGATGAAAAGATGTAGACGAAAAAGCACCGAATACTTTCCGGCGCTGATCCATTGGTCCAGCTCTTGAAGTGGTAGACTGCATGGCTCACCGCGCACGCGTCGCGAACGAAGTGGAGACCAAGATTGAAGTCTGCAACCCGCATTTGCTCAGCCAGCTAGCTCCAAGACTGAAAAGAGAGCTGCAATTTCTGCTGATTGAATATCCAGGTGATCTTGGATGGGACCGTTGGGCCAAAGCACGATGCGCACCTCTGCATCGGTATTGAATGACAACGGCTTGGAAAACGGATCTGGAAAGGCACGATCTTCACCTATTCTATAGGTTCTATCTTTGTATTTCACCTCGCCGTAATCGTACTTTGGCAGCAGGTCAGGGCCGGCCGCTCGGACCAAGACTTCGGCAAGTTCCTTAACATCTGGAATGAAGGTTACCTTGTCTTTTGGCGGAAATCCTGGGGTGTCGAATTTGCCAACGGTTCGATCGAGGGACATGCAAAAGACGTAGCAAGGTTTGGCTTCGAGAACGAAGTGGATGCTGCCGCCCTGCTGTATTCTCTTGGTATTGTCTTGCCCGATTGCGATGCCTAGGTCGAGAAGGCCGTTTAGCACGCTTCGAGGGGATTGGGCGGTTATATCTACCGGCCCCTCTATGCGGCCAATAGCGCGCAACTCCATGTTGTCTTGCAGTGTGGTTTGCTCGATGTCGCGGTAGAAGTTGGCGGCACTAATCCGGATGCGGCCTTCCGTGCGCGCCATGTCCGCAAATCGCCCCTCCCAATGGCGATATGCCCACATTTTTTCTCTTCTACCTTCGACCTGCATTGTCTTGCCGCGGGTCCAGTTCACGCCATCATGTCAAAAGCAATACTACCGAGTTCCTCGACTTCCGCCTCGGTGTACTTTCCATCGAGCTTCCGCGTGACGTTGAATCGGTCGACGCGATGGAGCTCAAATTCCTCGTCGCCGGCATAGACCGCAGACCAAGCCTCGATGGCCTGTCTCAGGAACAGGTCTTCGTCGTCGGTCAGCAAGAGCAGATTCGCCATTGGCGCCTCCATCACCCCGTCGGCGACACTAACGCATATCCATCCCGTGCGATCCCGGCCTCTACAGTCTCGGCCGCCGCTCCGATCAGCTTGTCTTCCGTCGTCGTGGTGGCGAAGTAGACCCAATCGGCGCCCTGAAGGTGACGGGGTATTGAGGCCATGGGGCCGTGGGGCAAGACCAGCAATGTCTTGGCCGCCCCATCGTTCGCCTTCGCAATGAACACGTTCACCTGCATCTGAGCCCTCCGCAACTGAGCCATTGAGGCACGGTGAGAGGGTTCACGCAATCATCAACATCAATGGAGACTTACCATGCTTCTTGCCAACTGGCGGGAGGTACTGACGCGCGCATGGTCCATGTGGCTGCTGTACCTCTCGATCTTCCTCGGGG